AGAAAGGAAACAAACCTTGAGATAAAAACAAAGAGATGGGAGCAAAGAGAACTAGACTACTGGCTGCAATTCGGGATAGATAAGCAGTCTTTAAAGAAGTTCAATGTGTTTCCTCTACAACACTATTATATCAATGATATAAAGACCACAAATAACAAAGGATTAATGTTTGCAGAAATAGTAAACGACCATGTGAAGGTGTACAGACCAGATACGCCAGCAATGAAATGGAAATCCAATGTTACGAAAAGTGATGTCTTTGGGCTTGAGCAGCTAAAGGTAAAAGACAATGAGCCTATAGTTATAACTAAAGCCTTAAAGGATGTAATGGTACTAGACAAGCTGGGATACAACGCAATAGCACCCCAGTCAGAAACATCAGATCTTTCATGTACGGCAAAAGAAGTCATTAAAGGACACAAAATATACGTCCTGTTCGATAACGACGAAACAGGATTGAAAAGAGGAAAAGAACTAGCCGAAGAGTACGGAGCAACAGCAATCTTCATACCAGAAGAATATAATAGTAAAGATATCTCCGACTTGGTTAGAGACCACGGAATAGAAACCGCAAAAGAATTTCTAAAGAACACAATAGAGGGTTAGTCTCCACGGAGGCTAGCCCTTCATTGTTTATAATCAACCAAATAAAATCAAAAACATGCAAACAACAATCAGAGGAAAAATCGAAAGGCTTACAGATGAGCTTTTCAAAGTAATGCCAGACGGCATAATCGTAGAAAAGACAAAGAATTACCAGGAGATTACAGCCAAGTATAACAACAGAGAGGCAGTAATAACTGGTGATATGAGTTATTCTCAGGTACACGGGACAGTGACAATCAAACCAACAGAAATCTTAATCAAAATATAAAATGAAGAGAATAGTAGACGAGGTAACATCAAACATGTCTGTTTACGAAGAGAACGGAACAGCAATATCAATTTTCAGAAACGGCACAATCAAAGAGTGCAAAGGCTACAAGAAAGTTGGCGCCTACAAAGAGATAGAAACAACGGCAGAACAAGACGCAGTAATCAACGAAATTCTGGGAGTAGATCCAACAACAGACGAGGAGGTATTCCAGAAGTTAAAGAGCATTGACATCGAGTCAGTGTTGAAGAAGAAATTCACAAAGTCAGAAAAATTCGCCAAAGCCCTCAAGATAGCAATAGACAACGAGGAGAACCTCATAGTCTTTGGTCCTGGTGGCTACGGTAAATCAGATATGATTCGCGAGATCCTCACAACAGCAGGCATAATGGATAAGTCATTCATCATGTCATGCGGTGAAGATACAGACGAGTCAAAACTCTATGGCGGTATAGATATACCAGCCATGAAGGAAGGCAAGCTTAGATACAACATCAAGGACAGTTTCATAAACTACCCTATCGTAGTATTTGAGGAGTTGCTTGATGCTCAGGTAAATGCATTACTCTCACTTAAGGATACCCTTGAGGCAAGAGAGTTCAGAAAGGGATCTCAGAGGCAGAAAATCAGAACAAAGATGGTAATCGCCCTGACGAATAAATCGCCAGAGGAGGTAAGCCAGATGGGTCCATATGCAGAGGCTCTTATGCAGCGATTCAGAATTGAGTTGGAGCATAAGTGGAGCTCACATACAAGAAGTGACTACATGGAGCTGCTGCATGGAAGGTTTAAGCCAAGCACAGACAAAGACAAGAAGATTATCAATGCAATGTCTGGAATCTTGGAGACAATATCCAAGAAGAAGGAATGCATCTGCCCGAGAATCGCAATAGCAGCTACAAAGGTTGCATTAAGTGCAGGCTCAAGTAATGTGGAAGATATCCTGAACAACATATCGTTTGTCCACGGATTGGCTGGTATGGAAGACACCTACGAGACCATGAGAAGAGACATGATGATAAGTGAGGAGATCTCCAAGATACAAGAAGCATACGGCAAGATAGAAGAGATCGAGGACGATAGTCACACAGACAGCGTCGAGAAGATATCGCAACTCAACGAGATCATAAAGAACGTAGGAAGAATGAACGTTCATGACGAAGTCTACAACCAAAAAGACAGCGTCGTTGAGCACGCGAAAGATCTGGTAAATCGTATAGCAAGTAGCATATGAAAAGTAACTACATAAGAGATGCCGTAGACTATACGTATGAAAGCGCAAAGATACGGCAGGCTAGTGAAGTGATAGATCCACCGAAACATGGAACAGCAACACGTAGGTCGGAAAGAGATGCAAATGAATTTGCATTTAGACAGGTGTTAAACAAAGTCCTCGGTGGAGATGTCGCATCCGAGCAGGGCATCAGAATGTCTTCAGAGAAGTTTATTAGCAACAAAAATGTTAAAGACTTCCTGCTCGGAGAAAAGATTGACAGAGGCAAGATAAGCCCAATGGAGAAAGCAAAGGCATCAGTTCAAATGCTACTTAAGGGTGAAAGCCCAAATAGCGTAAAGCAAAAACTTAAAAACGCAGAAGCAGCAAAAGAAATGATGGACGGAGAGAAAGACGGGGATAAAATGAGGGGAGGCAAGGATTCTGGAGACCCATCCGGAGAAGAAATAACTGCAGCAGACATCGTTAAAGAGCAATGGACTGACCTATCCAAAGTAAAGGATATGCTAACGTCCTGCGTAAACAAAGTAGGCTTCATAAAGCGAGAAGGAAAGCTCGTTGAGAGGCCTGGCGAAATAACGATGAGAAATGTAGCTAAGTCAACAAAAGACCTACAAAAGGCTACACCAGAACTGTATGCAATGCCAGATATGGTATTCGCAAGCAAGGTTGCAACAAATGAGTATATCGTAAAAAGAAAATACGATAGAGAATATGCTGCAGCAAATATTGTGATAGTCGAAGACGTATCTGGATCAATGAGTGGAGAACCAGAGCAATGGGCAGCAGCTGCAATCATAACAATGTTAAAGGAGGAGGCTGCTGGAAAGATGACAATAGAAGACGTTATTCTAATGGGAGATCGAGTAGATCCACTAAAACTTGCGAATAACAAGATAGCAGAATACATAAAAAAGAGAAACCACAACTACCCAGGTGGAACAGAAAACCAACATGCAATCATAAAGGCTGCAGATATGGTGAAAGATAAGCCTGGAGCAGAAATCGTGATTCTTACAGATGGTGCATTCGACATCAGCAGAAGAATGATGGATACTATACTGGAAAAGAAAGTGAAGGTCCATTGTTTGCTGGTTGGTAACAGAAGCCGCAACATCAAGGAATTATGTATGTGGTCAGGAGGTAAGTTCGAGAACTTCCATAGAGAGTATTAACAAATAAAACAAAGACTATGACATTAGCAATAGTATTATTCGCAATCGTAATCGTGATGAACCTCATAATCTCATCACAAATCGCAGACACAGAGACAATCTCAAACACATCAGACGTTAAGAGCGTTAAGCTCGAACGTGATGGTATCCGATGGAAGGGGGCAGTGAAGGTCCGCAATACAGTATTGCAGACGCAGGGACTGACATTCACAGATACATTGAAGGCTTGCTCAAAGGCAGCAGAAATAGAACTTAAAAGATTGTTAAATGGAGCTGATACTAAATCCGTATATAACGGAAAACAAGAAGATAAACCTAAGTCCGACAATCCTAAGGGAAGTGACGGAAACGGGGTTTCTGGTAAGCACAAGAAAGAAGATTCCGCAAAGGGTAATTCAGGCGAAAGCGTGGAGCCTAAGCGAGGATAAGGAGTGGAAGGGAATGAGGTCGTATAAGATCTTGTTCCCTCCTACAATAACAACAGAAGCATACTTCTTAGACAAGTTAAACACAATAACCTGGATAAGAAGAAAGATCAAAGAAGATTGGATTGATCTAGCAAACGAACAGAGGATCTATAGAATGATAATAGAATCAATGCTGACGAAAGAGCTCAGTAGACTAAAGATAGATTCTGCATTCCATGGGTCATTCTACAACAACATCAACGAAGCAATAGAGCTTCAGAAGGTAATCATAGATTTACAACTACCATTTTAATCAAACTATGGCAAAAACATACAAAGACTCAGAGTTCGAGACGAGATCAGGTTTTAGTTTCGAAAGAAACGGCAAGAAGAAACAGATGTCTACATCAAAAAGAGACAGGTTTCAGGACAGAGAGAACAAGAGATTCGAGAAGTACAAAGGCTGGCAATCAGTCTACGCATAAAACGTACAAATATGATAACAGAAAGAAGCAAAATACTCGACATCTTTAAAGCAGAAGACAAGGAACTAGAAATGATATTCCTCCTATTAGCAAACGAGATGTACCAAACAGACAAAATGAAGAAGGAATTGTGGATTATGATAGTACAAATGGAATCACATAAGTACGACATAGACCCACAAGCTCTAAATGACTTCATCGAGTGGGCAGCAACGGACATCAAGGAAGTTTCATACGGAGGAAGTCTGCTCTAAAACAATAAAATGCGAGGATGCTGAAATAGGTAGACAGGATGTCAAAAGGATCCCGAACAGCCTATGGTGGTAGGATCATTGCTGGTTCGAATCCAGCTCCTCGTATTAAGCGAAGATAGCTCAGTGGTAGAGTGCCGGGCAGGAAACTCTGGTGGGCGCAGGTTCGATTCCTGCTCTTCGCACAAATAATTCGGACGTACCGAAAGGTACGAAGCCCAATCTCCTAAAATCCGCGATGCTAAAGCGGGGCGAAAATAAGTATCTATTCGGGATAGATTCAATGCATGACATGCCGATTTAATGCGCTTATAACCGTGTGAGGTCAAAAGGAGATACCTAAGTTGGGATTTGTAATCTACAATCAAAACAAAAGTTCTTAAACTTCAGATTCGGCTTTTTATAGTCGGTGACAAAAGCCAAAAGTACAATGGTGCATTGTTATAGTTTAATAAGATTGTAATTACATCTTGCAAGAATCACAATATGGTAAAAAGACCTCAGCCATAATTAAAGCACCGTGTTATCGCTACTCCGAGGTTCTACCTATGCATATAGGTCAAAGCGAATTTATAAAACGGGCCAGGTAGAGACTGGAGCTTTACGTAACAATCTACGCGGTAGATAGCGTTTCATCCAGTCCAAGTTCTCATAGTTCAATGGATAGAACGAGGGTTTCCTAAACCCTAAATCTGAGTTCGATTCTCAGTGAGAGCACATATGAAGTTGCAAATCCTAGCAACTTCGAGGGGATCAACATCTGTGGGGGTTTACTGCCATTTCCCTCCACAGATGCCCCTTTTTTCCTCGCAAACTTTCACCATAACCAATCTAAACTAGATTTTGCGAAAACAATTTGCGAAACTATGGTATATAATGTTTGCATAGTTCAGAAATTTTTAATATCTTTGTATCATATGAAAACGGACAGTTATTACACAGACAAAAGTAGGGTTAACAACTCTGCTTTAGGGTACTTTCTTAAGTCTCCGCGACTATTTCACAAGATGATGACGGAAGATGTAGAGCAAGAAAGTAAAACCTCATTGGAATTTGGAACAGCTTTGCACATGTATGTTTTACAGCCTAATGAATTTAAACATACATACCGCATTGCTGACTTCGAAATTCCTCGTTTAAGCCAACAAAAGGCCTTCTGCGAAGAGTTTATCAGGCTCAGGGAGAAAGGCCCTAGAATCGCAGCTTTTGAGGCTTATAAGGCCTCTTACGCAACTAAGGGTAAGAGCGATGACAAGATAGCATCTGAATCTATAGCTTTATTGCTTAGATATAAGACGTACATTCAGTCTTGTGACGGTAGAAAGTATCTCACATTGAGCCAGTTCAATAAAATTAAAGACCTGTACAAAGAGGCAATAAAACACAAGTTTGCAAAGACATTACTAGAAACTAAAGGAGAGTGTGAGTATCACATCAACTGGGAATGCTGTGGTGTTGACTGCAAATCACTGCTTGATAAGGTAATAATAGACGAGGATTCTAAGACTATTACTCTTATAGATTTGAAGACTACATCGCATATAGCAACATTTAAAGACTCAGTTGATACATACGACTACTTTAGACAGATGCAGTTCTATAAGATGGCTCTTAAGTATCTTATAGATAATGGATTCTATAAGTATAAGTTTGATGAGTTTACATTCAGGTGCTACATAATAGCATTTGATACCTCAGATACGAAAGAAGTAAAGGTATTTGATATGCTTAACGGTATGGTTGATAAGGAGGAGCAGATTAAGTCAATCCTTACACAGATAAAGTGGCATATGGATAATAATTTGTGGGACCATTCAAGAGAATATTATGAAGGTGAAGGCATTGAAACGCTTGCGTAGTATTAAGTTTAACTTAGTATTCGCATTTACAGTATTTACAATAATGTTATTATGGATTGCAGTTGCAGCAGTATGCACTGGAATATTCATTGGAGTTTGTATGCTTTTTGGATTTTAGTATAATAATATATGAAGTTAATTGAAAGTAAGGCTGAGCTCATACAGCAAAAACCAGGATTGTGTGGTATATATGAGCAAATAGAGATAGCTGGTCGCACCTGCTACAAGAGCGAGGGTAAGATGGCTGAAAATCATAAGGCATTTGTAGATAGGATGATTAAATCCAAGCATTATGCAATGCTTGAGCATGGTACAGTGTACTTCTGGAATCCTGTTGATAGCGAAGACTTCAAGGCTATAAGAGACAAGTATTCTGCAAACAAATACTCAAAGGTTAGAGCAGATGGTCAAGCTATCACGACCAATTATCGCGTAATCATAGAAAACGGTTGGGAAGATGACCTGTATATGCTGATTGATGAGCCTACAGAACATCATGCAAAGCGTATAACCATGCGTTTTACATGCGACAGAGGCATATCACATGAGCTAGTTAGGCATCGCGTATTCTCATTTGCACAGGAATCTACTAGATACTGCAACTATAGTAAGGGTAAGTTCGGTGGTGAGCTTACATATATACTGCCAACATTCCTTAAGTCACAGATTAACCCAGGACAGTACAACTTCGACAGTAAGTCATTCAAGGCATATACTGGTGATACGGTTATTGACCTAGACGAGAATAGTAATAGAGTTAGATTCATCTGGCAATGCTTATCTGCAGAGATGGCATATAAAGATATGCTTGATAACTCACTTTCACCTGAAGAAGCTAGGTCTGTACTCCCAAACTGCCTTAAAACAGAGGTTGTAGTGACTGGATTCCTTGACGATTGGAAGCATTTCTTTGACTTGAGACTTAAGGGTACTACAGGTAGGCCTCATCCAGACATGGAAAATCTTGCATCTAAGGCTTATGCAGTGCTGACTGATGCTTCTTACTATGAAAAGGTAGATAAGCCCTTAGAGAGCAAATTTGAGGCCTTAGATGAGACGTCAGAGGCTCCAAGTGAGGTAGCCGCAGATATGGTTAACCATCCACCACACTATGAAGGTAAGTTTGAATGCATAGATGTAATGGAGGATTGCTATGGAGATGAGGCTGTTAAGGCATTCTGCCTTGGTAATGCATTCAAATATATATATAGATGCAATAAGAAGTTCAACAAGCTTGAAGATGTAGAGAAAGCTATATGGTATTTGAATAAATATGTATCTATGGAGCGTAAAAGAAGGGAGGAATCGTAATGGCGAAGAAATATTTAAGCCAAAGCTTTGTTAGTAGGACTGATGTAGACAATACGAATATAGAAGATTATGCAAAAAGTTTCTATAAGACCGGTGGTAAAGATAGGATATGGACAACAGAGCAACTCCTAAAGAAGCTTAAGAGCAATGGAATTAAGTATACCGTAAGAAAAACAAGAAGCGGAAGAGAAATACAAATAGATAAGAATGCCTTAAACAGCAATGATGAGGCTCGTAGGTACTACGATGATAGAATGAGGCTACGAAACGACTCTTCTGATGCGTACAAAGCGAGGAGGGTGTTTGCTAATTCATCAGAGAAACTTTCAGATAAAATTAACAGCTCGCGTGCATCGATGAAGGCGGATGTTGCGATGGCAAGATTTGACAGCAGAAGGCATGGTGACGGGTTTAATATGTATTTAGACGGAGACGAACAAAATTATGTTAATCCAGTACGGAATCGCGATTGGTTTAACCGTTTAGATAGAACTAGGACACGCACAGTTGAAAGTGGGGAGGAGGTTGGACAAGTACTTTTTGATGAGCTTTATCCAAATACTCACCTTAGGAATCACGCAAAGAATGTTGCAAGGTATAGCGCTGAATTAGGTCATGACATTACAGCAAATAATTTTATAAAGAAATATAAAAAACTTATAAAAGACTCGTCGTCGCAAGGTAGAAAATACGATCTAAATAACGACGCAGAGGCAATGGTTGTAAAAAGTAACCCTAAAGTTGACCTAAGTGTGTACGAAAATGGTAGACACGACTATAAGATTGACCACAGTGTACAATTTCCATACGCATGGAAGTCAAACACACTAAAGCCAAAAGATTCGTTTAAGCTTGTCGACTTCGAAAGCCAAACGCAAATTAATACCAATAAACCAAGTGATCAAACCATGGAGGACAACAGCAAGCAAGAGCAATCTGTAAGCGATATGCGAAATGAAGTAGCTGCACAGAAGACATTCTCAAAACCAAAAGGAGAGGAGTCGAAAGCACCTAAGTTTACTAGCATTGGTAGAAGCTCTATGGGTAATATGCTTGAGTTGTATAATGAGAAGGGTAATGTGGTTGAATCAATGTCACCTACAGCTAAGAATGTAAGAAAGGTTATGAAGCATCTTGGTGTTGGTGATGACAATTCATCTGATGATGATGTAAAAACATGGTTTAAAAACTTCAGTAAGCAGACAGATAAAGGAAAGCGTATTACATTTAATACAACTAGTAAAAAGAAATAAGATATGTATAATCTTATGGCAGCAATGGTTATAATAGTATTAATCCTTATATTGAATAATATCTATGATAAGCTTAAATAACACAATAAAGAGAGTCCTAGTGGCTCTCTTTTTTATTTGCATACTTTCACCGGTATATAGCAAAAACTACAAAATACAGGCTAAATACTTCTGCATGAGAAACAATGAGACAGAAGTGTACACTAAGTGGGTACCATCTGAGATAACTGGATTCATATCATCAGATGATAAGACTATAGTCCTATACTCTAAGGATATACAAGTATACTACATATATGATATCAATGAGGATAGGGCAGATGGCACATACTTCCTGTGTACAGATAAGAATGGTGTTAGAATGAGAGTCCGATTTCAGTATGACATTTATAAGAACTGCAATGGACTCACACACCTCTACGTAGATTACGATGATTACACGTGGGGATACTTAGTTGAGATAACAAAAAGATGATATTATTTGCATATCTTAAAAATATGTAGTATCTTTGCATAGAAAATGAAAACAGCACTAACACTACTTGGAATAGTAGGATTCAATGTATTATTTTATTTAGTATTAACAGTAATAGTATTAGTATATGAAGAGCGAAAATTTGGTACCAAGAGAGGTGCCAGCAACCAAATATCAGATAGATAGAGCAGGCCTTATAGGTAAGGAAATAGCCCTGTATAAGGATGGTAAGCTTGTTGTGAAGGATAAGCTTATAATGGTATCAGCTCCAGAGCATTCTCCTGGTGTAGTAGGCCTGTATTTCGATGAAATGCCTACTGCCACAATAGATAGAAGTGGAGTATTCACAATCAAGTATATGGCTAGGAATAGAACAGCCTCATAGAGGCCCCAAATTTGCGATTTAAGACACTTTAGTATTAACAATGATAAATCTTACAGTATGGATAGTATAACGGCTTATATAGACGAAAATAAGGCTTTTATAGTCGATAACAAAAGAGCAGTAGAAATGGATGGCAACACAGGTATGGTTTTACTATACAGTGATGTCGCCAATAGAGTATACAAGGCTGCAAAAATTAAGCTCATAGACGTAGATAGGAACGGAGGGCCTGTATATGATGTAGAACTTACTGAGGATGGATTGAACTTATTCAGAGACACCGAATACGATATATATGCAGTGTATACAGCTATTGGTAGATTCAAGAAATTCATAGAATATGAGGCTCAATCTTAATAAGAGATACGAAGAGTTATCAGAAGCAGAAAAGGTAGCCTTCTATCACAATGTGAAGAGGACTACCTTTAGGTATATCTGCAAGTTTGACGTATACTCAGAGCTTGCATATGAGGTTATAGATGATTCATATATGAAGGCTATACGTATAGCTAAGAAAGATGTGAATCTGAGGTCTTTAAGATCATATATAGGTACTATATCATGGAGGGAGTTTAATCGCAGGAAGAAAACTCGCGATACTAATACACAGTATTATGAGAGAGTAGAGCAGAAGTTTGATCTTATAGATGACCCATTTGAGGAATCAGTCCCAATGAGAGAGTCTCTAAAGTATGCAATAAGAAAACTTACATCATTAGAGAAGAGACGACTCAGGGATATGGTTAAGACGGAGGTTGATTACGATAAGTTAGAGAGTATATGGGGATTGAGTTATAATTCATGCAGACAAGTGGTATTTAAGATACGCAAGAAGCTGCAGAAAGATATGGATATATACAACAAAAAAGGGGAGGCTATTTAGGCTTCCCCTTTCTTATTGTACTAAATATTAATAACCGTTGTCACTAATAAACTTTCTTATTTCTTCAAACTGGTCGCTGTTTATATCAATCTCTAATAAATCTAGAGCCTTATCACCAGTCTTATAATCATAATTAATAAGTCTTTTTAGCTTCTTAGCAACACGTCTATCACCTTCTTTGATTAAATACTCAAGAGCCTGAGGATAGTCTTTGTACGTCTCCTTTAGCTTCTTAAGCTCCATCTCCTCGCTGTACTTAAGTCCATCTAAAACCAAGTCATCCATGCTTATTACAGACCTTGTGTCAAATGGTCTCATAGATGTTCTTAGTATCTCTGTAGCCATCCTCTGGAGCTTAACCTTCATGTAGTTAGAATCTTCCTTCCTGTATTTATTTCTACCTTTAAGTTCAGGTATATCAACATCTCCGTAGTATGAATTAATTTTACCAACTCCTGTTGTTTTCTTATACAACTCAGATGCTACTACAGATTTACCAACTAGTGTAAGCTTTCCATCCTTAAAATATTTGTCAGTATCAACGCTAGGATTACCATCTTTATCGAATGTTACTCCATGTAAGCCAAGTAAACCTTGTGCTATTATATTTGGCTCATACTGTATGATGTACTTCTCTGATTTATCCTTCTTTGATTTCTTACCAAGACCAGTCCTTACTTCATTCTCGTACAGAATCTCCAATCTAGACCTAATGGCATCGACTTCATTTCTATCTACTACAGCATCTTGTATGGCCTGGTAGAATAATCCAGCAGCACCACCATTTCCTACTAAATAGTGTATCTCCGATTGTCTATCATTACCAGATATGAGGAAGTCTGAGAAAGGTACAAAGTTGTTGTATAGTAATGTCTTATCCTTTCTTGCGTATTTAAACTCACCGCTCTTATGTATATCAGCACCAGGACCAATACCAAGTTCACCTAATAAGAATTTACCGCCTTCAACATTCTCCATCATAAATGCATATAGTATTATATCTGCAAACGACACCTTATTAAACGTAGGTATTATACCAAGCATAGTTGTAGAGTCAAAGTGTTCTGACGCGGCTTTTATTAAACCAGCCTCAGCAAGCTTCTGTAGCCAAGGTTTCTTATCATCACCATCCGGATCCATTGATGCCAACAATAATGTTGCTGCAGCACCTGCTGAATACACAGCACCCAATAATATCTGGAATAGGAATCCCTTTGTAGCCTCACTATTTGCGATATGACGCTTCAGGTCTGCGGTATTACTATTGAACATTTCGTTTGCAGTATTCTTGTATGGATTGAAGAACACAAACAACCTAGCAAGCTGATTAAACAGGCACCCCTGCATCATCTGTTTATCTCTAAAATTGTATACAGGATTAGTAAATCCATGACCCCAGTATTGGTAGAACTTAGGGAGTATCCATGTTCTAAAGATAAATATAGATTGAGTTGACGGATCTGTAAACAACTTTCCTTGTTCATCCTGAGATATCGCCGACTTAGTAAAGGCTTGATAAGCCCTAAGTATAGTACCTATCCTACCAATGTTTCTTTCTACAATATCCCTATACCTTTCATCTATATCAGGGAATCCATCTGGAGATTCTTTTATTAAATCTGGCAACCTCTTTAGATTCTTGAATTTAAGAGACTGTATTGACGTATTACCTGGATTATTTGCCTTTAATTCCTCTACATCGGCCTCCTGCATTATATCAGAAATCTTATTACCGTTTTTGTCCACATACTCAACAAGAGCAAAGTCAAACATTCTTTCAACTACAGATGGATCAGATAGTAATCTCTCTCCTATCATATTGAATCCGTTGTTTGTGAAGTCATTTGTAGTTGACAACACGACATCTGTTGTGGCACCAAGTGGTCCATACTTAACTCTCCTGTCGTAAATCTTATCGCTATTTGTAAGTGAGAATATGTTATATAGGAACCCAACCTTAGATCTCTTTGCAAGTCTATGCGCATCTGCTATTACGTTTTGTGCGTCAAGGGCCATATATTTTGCGGCCTTTATTTTATTACTATGTACATTGAATTTAGACATCTGTTCGGCGCCAATGTTTTCGCCAACCTGAAGAATGTTTACAAGTGATTGTAGAGCTTTGAATTTAATAAGACATGCGGATGCGAACCTACATATTGCTCGTATGGCCTTACTTACGTTTATCCATGCTCTAGAATTCTTCTGGTTATACATGAATGTATTGTACACCATAGTATCTATCATGTCGTCATACGCAAGCCTTACATTTGAATCATCGTACTTAATAGAACCGTTTTTAATTGCCCTATCTACTGCCTTTTTAAATGCAGAACTACTGTATGTAATAGGGTTGTTTGGGTTGATTGAGTCTTGAGCCTTAACTGATGAAGCTGATACCTCTCCACTTCTCATACCACCGATAATACTTTCGGTGACATCCATTCTCTTCAGCCTCTCATTAAGTATGTATGTTCTAGATGCATATTCGTTCATCGAATTAAGCATATTTACAGAACACTGTGTCATATCCTCAAGTCTTCTTGACATAGGTATAACAGCTCTTCTTAATATTGTCCCAGCCTGAGATCTCAACCTAAAACTTTCCTCCTTAGCCTTAATGGCCATATATTCGCCATCAGTAAGGTTTCCATCGCTGGTTGACATTACATTGGTAGCCTTAGATATAGACTTACCAATCTCAAGTTCCCTATAATCAACCTCTCTTATAGGTATCTTTAGCTTAGATTCATTTGTGTTTGTAATTCCATTCAACCCATCAAGCTCCGCCTTCTTACTTATCATAGCATCATAGAACGCCTTAGTAGCTGGTTTGCTCATCATTTCAGCAAATTTACTGTTAACAAACCTCTTATCATTTTTATTTGGAACTAATCCTCTGACGGATGGCTTGCCAATTTCATTGCTTCTAATGATGTACTCATTAGAATATCCAAACTCAAACATATCTTCGTCCTCAAGACCAGATACGTCCACACGCCTCTTAGATGGTGATACTGTAGACAGAGATGATCTATATCTGTAAATTGACTCTCTTCCTGGTATTTTAACCTCGTATTTGAGATCCTTAAGTGCTTTCTCTTTTTCTTCTATAAGCTTCTCAAATATACGTGCTGTTGCACCACTTGTGACCTCAAGCTTCTCATTTAAAGATTGTATGCTATCTATAAGTTCCCTTTCTAGCTTCTTAATTGATGGCTTTAATTCTGTTACCGCAACATCATCGAATACAACATCATTGTCGCTTCTTTCTATAGATAGATCTATATCGTCTATACCATTGCACAGCTCTCTCATTGCATCAACATCTCTGCTTTCTACAACCCTCCTTATTAGTTCAGCGACAACATCTATGTCGTCACCTTCTATATCTCTAGAAGGCACAGCAGATAGCATTGATAACGCTCTCGTGTATACGCTAACAAGCTTTTCATTATCGCCCGACTCTAGTATCTCATTTAAAGCTTGCTTTCCAATCTCAAGGTAACTGTTTATGCTAGTAGGCCCAGCCTTAAACATATTATCATAAGCATCATCGAGGGACTTTGATAATTCATTTATTTCATTGGATACGTAGCTTCCGTTTGGAGATATTGCTATTCTGGATATATCAACTCGCTTAACACCTATAGCTGCCCTAATCATGGTTATTTCAAGAGCTCTTGCTTTGTCTCCTTGATTCATCTCAAAGAATCCTCTATCTTTTCTCTCGACTCTAGAAAGAGCCTTTGAGAATGACTTTGTACTTCTCCTGAATCGCCTTGCTCTTGTCCAATCCTGAAGGTTTGATAATGCAGTTCTTGCGTACACAGCAAGTGGATTCTTATATGCATCTTCATCTACGATATCATCAGTATACAGGCTCTCCATTCCACTCTTAAATGCAGCCTTTGTTATCTCAATAAGCCTCTCAGCCATCTCTGGCTTTGCGACAAACTTTTTATTTATGTCATTTATAGTTTCAGTAAGTATACTTTCGGCTTCATGATTAAAATCCTCTTTAAATAACTCCTCATTATATCCGGTTGGTCTAAGCTTTCTGAGCTTATCTGTTGTTTCATTGAAGTTTTTAACATGCTCAAGTTCGCTTGCCGTCTTTATGGTTCCATCTATATTGTAAATAGAACCAAGCAAACGCCTTCTGGCTGCTATGCTATCAAGCTCATACTTTTCATCCTGTGTTAGCTTACTTCCATCTTTGTGTCCTGATAATATAATACGCTCCGTATCTCTAAGTTCATTAAGTTGAGCAAAGTTGTAGTCGTCATATTCGTTAAACGTCATATCATGTTCCTCGGCATTCCTTAAGGCTTCCTCATCTGATATATTTGCGTTTTCACCAACCTTATATAGCGATAAGTCTATCTCTACAACTCTATCACCACAGAAACCAATAGGCTTTCCATCTTTATATTCTACCTTAGACCCATGAAACTTCCACTGTGAGAATAAGTTTGCGAATTCCTTTTTCTGCTGTAGTGTTGTTATATCTCTAACAGATCCAATAGGGTAGCCAATGTCGGTTTTATGCTTTTCGTTTATTATGGCAAGTATAATATCATGGGCTTTATCTATCTCCTTTTCAAACTCACCCATATTATACTCTGATATAAAATAACCAGTAGGTATACCCCATTCATCTTTCTCAACAAAGTCTGATGATGATGTACCGTCTTCTGAGTATGCTATTTCACCTAATCTATTTAGCCCTCTCATCGACCTATTTTTCTCCAGGTTTGCAACAGACAAAGCTTCAGCTAACTCGTTGTTAGCTATCTGCAATGCCATATTTCTCGTCTGAGAGAACGCTCCAGCATGTCTATTTATCTTTGATATATCATCAAGGAAGTATTCAGCATACATCATTAAGTAATGTCTCTGCTGTTCACTAAAGTTATGTTCATCTGATATGTTACTGTAGTATGTCTTCAGGACCTTTGTTCTCATATTCTTAAAGAGTTCCATTGAAGACTCAACACTAACTCCATTGATGTAACCAACGACGCTATTCAATATAACATCTACACTAGGATTTTCACCTTCAATCTGATCTAATACGCCCCTGAATATCGCATTAGCCGTAGAACCATCATCAAACAGACTCTTATTCTGAGATAATACATCCTTCAGGTCCTTCTGCATCTCAAGCATAACAGCTGCGTACCTATTGTATAAGCTGTTTAATCTTGACAGGTACTTAGCGGTACTAATTGACGAATTTTTTGCATCATTATCATCCTCAAAGTCTGATGCTAGCTTACACAGCTCATCATTCAGCTCATTTTGCATAGCCTTGATGTTAGATGCTATGTCAAGTATCGCCGAAAGATCTTCTGCTATATTGGCTCCATTTACACCCTTCTGCATACCTATTAATGCAGTCTTTGCACTTACAGATATTCTATCACCAAGGGCTTTTATTATATTGTCAACCTTATTTGACTCGGTCTTACGGAATGACATTATCGCATTTATACCCTTACGTACATCTACAATCGATTCGTACATATCCTGCGATAAATCCTCCCTTGTTATTAAAGAATATAAACCACCATTTATATTTATCTTAACACCATTACTAGTTGCCTCGAGCTTCAGCATATCATTCATAGACATACCAAATAATGAGCCAAGTTCGTTTATTATGACATTAAATCTAGTTATAGAGTCTATATCACTATCATCGATGTATATATCACCATTGATAGTTTTTATTGCATTAAATCTCTTGATAAGGTCTAATATGGATTTACAGTCATTAAATACGCTAGCACTGCCTGTAAGCTTCTTATCTCTAGTAACAACAAATCTAACAGCACTACTAATATCGTCGTATGTAACTTTAGTACCATTTACATCGCCAAATACAGTTCTGCCATCTCTAGTTGCATCAACTTTAAAGAATTGCTGAACTTTATTATCAAGTTCTATATAATCCTTAGCAAGTGATGACTTTATGTTTTTAGCTATGCGCTTATCGAATCTACCTCTAATCTTATTTCGTACAGATACAAAGTCTCTTGACCCAAGAAGTATTGAATATACAACAACGTCACCATATCCATTGAACCTCCTCTGTGGAGATATTAAGTCTACGACAAACTTGTATATATTCTGTGCAAGCTTCTTAAGGTAGAATATTGTTTTTATTACAGCTTTGGATAATCCGCTATTTACAATGAAATCAGGCAGTACAGAGATTTCAGATAAGCTTTCTACAGTTAATGATGTATACTTTGCAGCTTCAACAGCAATTGGTTCTATGTCGTCTTTGTACTTTTCAGACAACTCCTGATATGACTTCAATGCCAAGTCAGCCAAGACTTCATATGGATCTTTATCTGGAGATGCATTATGTATAGCATCTATCATAGGCTTTAGCCCAGCTATTGGTACGCCAGATCTAAGGTAGAATACAAATCTATCTCTAGTAAGTTCAGTAGGTGTTGAATTGATATTCCTATTTCTAACTATATCGTCAACTATCAGCTTATCGATACCATTGAGTTTTTCAGCTTCTTCTTCACTAATAGAATACTGTGTAACAACATTATCTAAGCTTATGCCAGAAAGATCTTTACTTGTTATATTCCCTTCCGCAAAGTCCCTTATAGTCATCTTAACAAAATCATCAATAGTAAGGGCATTAAGCTCTTCGTTTGTCCATAGACCAAGCGTTTTGCCTAACTCCTTCCAGAAGTCAAGTATCCATTGTTTTAGCTTGTCGATAATATTGTCACTACCCTTCTCGGCTGCTATTCTACTTAACCATTGTTCTCCCTCAACTCCAACCAATCTAGCGTGAACCTCAGATGCAATCAAGTCATCAAGTTCCTTACCGCTCTTACCATCAGCAATCCATCTTTGACCGTATTCAGGATGATTTAGGTACTCATTCCATAGGCTTGTCTGCTTCATTAATTCAACACCACGGTTCCAGAGTGCTTCGTTCTTAGACCTTACAACCCTATCCCATAAGTGAGTATACTCGTGTATTGGATGTTCAGGCTTTATAACTCTTTCATCGAGGTATATTTTACCATCTGGAGTAGCGTAACCATAGACCTCACCATTTTTGGTTTTGAAGTATTCTGTATTGCCGTTAGTTGCAGCCTGACTTAAGCTCTCTTCAAGAAATATCTGATCCTCGCGGGCAACGTCTTCAGTTTCAGCAGCAAGAGTATTTCTACGCTCCTCTGGGGACATATTCATTCTTGCTTCTATATTTCTTGCCTCAACCTCACCACTAAACCTTTTGTATATATCGGCCAGAAGGTTGTCGCGTATATAACCTGTTCTGTTAATTTCGCGTTTAGCTTCATTTATAGACTCCATACGTTCCGCTTGCAGCCTATCGAGCGCATTACGTAACTCGTCAATTCTCGCCTTTAATTCATTGTAATATACATCACCTTTGTATTCTAGGTTTGTTTCAGACCCAACATCGCTAATCCCAAGTGACTTGTATTTATCGGCTAGGTCGTCATACATTTTAGCTATATCATCATCAGGCATATCATCAGTTATACTCATGAGTATGTCATCCATTTCTTTTTTATACGAAATGTTTCTTTGGGATGGCGAATTACGCTCGTCGTATTCGGCAATTAACTCATTTAACTTCCTCTCGAGTTCGTTGTAGCCTGGAATTTCTGCATCTCTTAGCTCCTTTAAGTTCCTATATGCTTCTCTAACATTAGCATTCGCTTCTCTTATTTCAGCTATATTACTCTGTTTAACATCGTTTGCTTGCGCAAGCCCACCTCCTGGAGAAAAGCCCTCTACCGCTTGTATGGCGTGCTGAGTCTCATGGTTTAATATACTACTTATACGGCTAAATGTATCAAACTCCCTTCTATATATAGTAATAATATTAGTATCTGGATTATAGCCGCCATCGTATCTGCCATCATGATCTTTTTCAAACCTAACAACAATAGAACTAAGCAATGGGGATTGCGATATATACCTATATGTATCGTTATTTTCGATTATGTCGACCAACTTAGCTTCGCCATTATGTGTTCTATACCCATCTTTGAGTATAATATCGTCACTAGTCTCGTGCCTCCATTTACCGTCAGCGCCTCTCTCCCAGCCGGTAGCGATCTTTACTGTTTTTGCATCATCACCAGCCTGCTCCATCTCTTTTGCAACCTTAAGGTTATCGATCCTTATTGTGGCTTCCTCGGCTTTATCCAATGCAGCAGCGCCTTTTTCTCCCATTAAGAAGCGTTCTATATTATCGTCAGTGGCAGAGAATTCACCATTGTTATCTGTAGCTGATTTTATTTGATTGGGTTCAAATACAATATAATCGGTACCTACATACATTCCAGGAATTGTTATCTCCCCTCTATATCTAGAAGTTGTCTCGTCTACGTTTTTTATTATAGCTCCCTCAGAATTATTTATAGCATCTCTTTGAGCCTTATTTAACGCTCCGATATACCTTCTATTTAAATCTACTACAACAGGGTTTTTTATATTTAGAAAAACCGCATAGAGATTGTTGCCAAAATCTGCAGTCCTTTCTTCTAAAGAATGAATATAGGCAGCCGCCTTTTCTAACTCATTATCATCATACCTGTCAAAACCAAAGGCCTCTGCTATTTCTTCAAACGAAAATCCACCCTCTTCATATTCCATATACTTAAATAAGTCATCTTTTGCCTTGGAAGATGCGTATTGAGAGGCGATATTTTTATTTGAAAAATAAAATCCTTTTTTTATTATTGATGTAAGACTCCCTCTGTTTTTCGTGTCCTTACTGAATGTAGTAAATTCTTCCCTGCTTCCATGATATACTACCAAAGGCTCACCGTTCTCATCAATCACTTTAGAGGCATTCTCAGGGTCGTTTTCCCAATCACCAAACCATTCCTTAAATGATTTAGTTCTAACCTGCAGCCACTGTCTTTCAGTAAGATTAGTTGGATTACCGTTAGGAGCTTTCATGAACGTACCATCTGTAATGGCGCGATCCTTTATGGCTTTCATTTCCTCGGCAATCGCCATCTCATTACTACCATAAGTCTTGAATCCAAGCTTATCGCTAAGATGCTTAACGGTCTGCTCGGTAATGCTAGCATTGACACTGCCGTCTGTAAATCCGTGTTCTATGGCGTACTGCTTAACTGCGTCTGCATATTTCTCCACGTCGTTAACATTGTCGATAACTCCTCTATCATGCAGTACCGATACGATACCATAAATGTTTTCAGGGGATATTTCTACCCCCTGATCACTTAACATTATTCTATCCCTGTATTGCATTCGCCTTTCAGGTGATAGCATTATACATTTATCTTTACTCATATTTATAATATTGAATATGCATTACAAGCATTTATTTTAAGCATCTATTTATAGCTTCCTTAACCTCATTTACGGGATCAACGCTTCCGTTTATTCCGCCTTGTGTGTCTTTGGATGTGTCAATATCAACATATGTGCTATTGTTGGATCCAGCGGTCTTAAGTTTACCGTTAAGCGTATCCTTTATTTTATCCATACCGGCATACATAATCTTCTTGATGTCATCAGGAATATCCTTATTCTTTGCTATACTACCCTTTCTGTCATTAAGAATCTGTATTGTAAGACTTGCCATCTTTGAATCAATAGTGTCATACGAGCTCTTTATATTTTTATCGATAATGTTGGTATTTATGTCAACGTATTTCTTGAACATGACAGCCGCACTATCGTTAAGCTTACATTCTTCGTACAAATACTCCATCGAATCACAATAGTCTCGAACAATTACGTTAGTGAATATCGAGGTTAGATCTTGTATTGCACTATTAGACTGTATGATGTCATTCTCACCCTGTACGTAACTAACCTCCATCTTACTTGTGTCGAACATAACACTCATATCAAACAGACTCTCGTCCTCTAAGTATCCGCTAGCCATAGATGTTGATGTCATGAATCTTCCTCCATCCTTGTCGGCAATCTTCCCTATTATGGCGTCTATATTGGATGTGTCAACACCATCTTTCTTCATCGAATCTCGCTTTGCAACAAGGGTTTTTATAACGCTATCAATATATGCTAATGCCCTTGGAGTTGATTTATCATCATCTGCGTTGCCTCCATTTTGGATTAAATCTTCGTATTCAGAAGGTATGTCGTATATTCCAGTGACATTTGTATTACCAACCATCTCTGAGAACATTGGAGCTTCTACAAATATGTGCATATTATTTGTTATCTTGCCACCGACCATAGAACTCTTCCCGTCGCTACCTGAAGAAACTTTAGGTATGCTTACTGTTATAGGATGCATCTTGTCTTTTATCACGCCAGAATCTGCGACTCTAATGTAAATCTTAGATCGCCTTCCAACCTTAATACGTACAAATGCTTTATTGCCAAGATCGCTATTTGATGATACGAATGCAACAGGAAGGTTGTTTGATAAGGCTGCGACTCTCTTCTTGTTACCACTACCGGAGCTATCCTTGACCTTCATTGTGTATATATCAGGAATCTCAAATTCATCAAACCTACCCTTTGTATCAAACGAATAATCTTGTATGATTCCGTTTACGTGTCCATACGAAAGTGCTATTTCATACTCATTACTATATGTAGCAAACGAATTTGAGTTTACAACACTTGTTTGCTTGTCGCTCAGGCTAACACTCTTATCTCCTCTTATTCCATCAAGCATTTCACAGCAATATGGCATAAGCATCTGGAATACATTGCCTCTTCCCTTGATTAATCCACCAGTAAATAAGCTTGATACAACTAGCTTTTCAACCAACTCCTTGGTATTTATACTATTGCCGTCTACATTTACTGTTGCATTATCATAATACAGTCTAGACAAAACCATTTTGACTCTATCGATATAATCGTCATTGTCGCTTCCAAATACAGCATTTTTGGTTACGTGCGATATCGGGCCCTTGCTTGTATTTACAACACTACCAACGAGTATATTCATAGCATCAATTGTACTCTCATCGAATACATCATTATATATTGGTATACTCTTAGATGATATTGCATTCTTAAACGAATTCCACATTACTCCAGCAGATTTGCTAATATCACCACCATCACCAAACAAAGCGTTATTTATAGTTGTCCTGTCTATTTCAAGCGCGTCTATAAGTGATTGCGTCTCTATAGCTGATATAAGCGCAGAAGATACTCTCTTATTTGTATTGAATTTATTTCCTGTATCCTCAATTATGCTAGAGTATAATGATATTGAATTGCTAGCTGTAGATGCCGAAAGGTTGCCAAACATAGACCTAAGTAAACCGTCTATGCTCACTATCTTATTTAAGAAGTGTGTCTTTGAATACATATCTGTAGCATTGTCAATATATTTCTTATCAGCAGCCGTATTAACAACACCGCTTATTGAGTTAAGATACTTATCAAAACCATATATGTTTATACCGGTCTTGCCCTGCTCAACCTGACATGTTGCAACAATAGTGTCAAGTTGCTTACCAACCTTATTCACGGCGTTCATTTGCGCCAAAAGAATCAGCTGATATACAGCTGCAGTTTCTTTCGCACTCTTCTCTCCTTCACCAAACTTAGACATGTCTGACATAGCCTTAAGCCTGTCTATCTGGTCATTATGGAACTCAAATTTCTTCTTTTCATTCTCCCCTTCGCCAATTATAACAGTCTTATATCTAGGATTGTCATTTCCTAGCAGTATATTGGCGACTCTCTTACCTTCATCAGTTGAGAATGAGTAATTTGGATTTATAGAGAAATCCGAGTTAAACATATAGTCCTGACTGAAGTCGAAGTTCTCACCTGGGGATACAACCTTATAAGATCCATTTATAGCATCTATACCAAACTCACGAACCTTTCTACCGACATACTCTCTAATAATCTCATTCTTACGGCTAGATGCCCTAGCTTTATAGTTTTCATATGAACATGACTCAGACATTGATTCAGCAGCGGACAATACTCTAACAGACTCCTGTGATAGCAAGAATAATGTTTGCTGTCCAAATCCAGCCCTAAGTAGCAATGTTGCCATTGACCACGTTGTTCTGTTTACGTTAAAGTCAAGAATGTATGGGTCCTTTACAGCATCAACGTGTGCATTTATGAAGTATGACAACCAGTCTGTTATAAATATGCCATCTCTAGATTTTATGCCGCTCAATGAGGTTGCACCACCAAGGATATCAGAACCCAATTGACTTAACCTAAGATTAGCCTGTTGTGCATATACATGGTTAACTGATGCCAATGCAAACGGAGCTATACCATCTGTTGCTCCTGCATTCTCCATCTTCTTGTTTATTTGATAGATCAATGAGTTGCTATATAGAGATATATCTCCATTCTCAGTTTTAGTAACCTTACCGCTATTTGTTGTATTTAATCTCTTTATAAGGCCGGTGTCCTCATCCTTGAACATATTACTTCCTGAGTCAATTGTAGTATGTGTTTCTGCAAATTGACTAGGAGATGTAAGTATCTTAAGGTAGTCATCTATAAGACCAGATGCTAATGCCATAGATCTCAGCTCCATCATCTTATCGCCAATCTTCCTTGCACTATCACCAGTAGCACCAGTATTCCGATTGGCCATCTTATATTCAAGCTCATATTCATCGATACCAAGAACCTTATTATTGTATGTAACATACGCCTTTGCAGCTACATAAAGTTTATCGATATCGAAGTCAGATCCCGTGATATTTACATATCCATCCGGCAGTACAACCACATCACCACACTCAGCTCCTACAATATCAACAACTCTTAATGCCAATGTAGATGCCTTAGACTGCGTTGGTACACGATATCCAACCCCAAACGGATTAGCGTTCTCTCCTATTATGTTGTTTTCGGTCAAGAATATTCTAGCCTCATTTATAGAGTATTCATTCTTGTTGCCAGTGTCAGGGATACCGTGGTCTTTTCTAAACTTAGACCAATCAACTCCGCTAAGTATACTTGAGAATGCATTCACAGATATAATGCAGTCCATTGAATTCTTATTGTTGTTGAGCTTCAGCCTCTGCCTACCGCCAGTACCATTTAGCCCTCTGAAAATAGTTTGAGGTACCTGAATGAATGCGCCTCCTCTAGACTGTATAGATTGAACTCTATCTCTTACGATAGCCATAATCTTAGACTGAATGAGTGAGCTTGACATTATCAAACTCATAGGCACCGCATCTCTGTCACCTATCTTTCTTGCAGCTGAAAATACGTCTGTTCCTAGCTTATTAAGCTCAGCAGCAGACCCTATTATATCCTTAAGCTTATCTACAGCTATGTATTCATTCACGCCATCGGTTATGATCATATCTGTATACAGTCTTATTTTCTCAATAAGCTGCAAGTTATTCATCTTATCTCTAATAGATGCACAGATATCATCACCCATAACAACGGAACCGTCAGAAAGCGTAACCTCTTGTCCAGTTAAGTTACCCTGAAGTATTGCCATCAACTGAGTACCAAGCTTTCTTTCGTCATCCTCATGTGGATTTGTATCAAGCTGCCTTCTAAGCATCTGGAAATGCATCTTAACAGGTTTAATTACCTTTGTATCAAGACCACTAACAGCGCCTATTTTACCGTTACTATATCTAAACATTTCATCTACATGAGAAGAGCCTACCTTTTCTATTTCAGCATCACCAATTAAGTCAGCTCCAGTCTTCTCCGCTATCTTAAGCATCTTTCGTCCAATAGATCCTTCACCACACATGCCAGGGAGTAACGGGAATACCGCCATTTTAAGCACTCTAGCATTAGTTTGCTCAGAACCTTTATTTGTTACAACTCCGTCGTCAGACTTAGTCTTATCTCCATTAACTGTAGATGATACGTATACAAGCTTCATTGGGCTCAGTATACACCTCTGGTGTATTGCAACTAATTCAGGCCTACTCAGCTCCTCACCTTTGCTTAACTTCTCAAAGTATTCCTCTATGTCGCTAAGTCTATATCTACCTTCTTTTATCAGATACTTCTTATACGCTTCGAGTGTTATAAAGCAAGCTCCATCTGATGATGCTATCTCATTCTTATCTCCTGCTTCACCACCGAGCTTATTTATTCTTATTTCAACAAACAAGTCAATAGCAGCTTCGTAGTCTTCGTCAGAATCATACATACCCCTATCCAATACCTGCATAGCGAGGTCTCTAAACGCATCTCTCATACTTGTTGGCTCTTTAGAGTTGCCATTGTAAATGACATTTCCTTCCATATCCTCGGCAACCCCAACGTCTTTCATTGACACATAATTGAAGTATGTCTCGCCAAGTATGTCTTCATCTGTATTAGAGCTTGTGTTAATCGGTTTATCGTTTTCAGCAACAAGTGGCTCAGATCCAGTAGACATAGCAGACTGATATCTTTTCGTTTGGTCGACATCATCCTTAAAGATGGTTGGCTCAAATCCATAGAAGTTCTCGAAGTCTGTCAATGAGATCATACTTAATGTCTCCAGTGCCATCATGTAGCCAAGCGTGTTATTGTAATCACTGCCTGCTATATTTGGATAGAATAGATCACCGTCGAGCGCTGGTAATGTAAACATTGAGTTGCCATCTGCATCAAACATCATATTATCCCTCATTGTGTCTATGGTATTCTTGGCCATAGCTTTCACCATACCGCAGACTAATGGGATGTAATTCTTCTTATCGCAAACGTAATTTACAATACTCTGTGCTATATCAACACCATCATGGCCTTCAATAACATCATTTATCTTGTTGCAAGCAACATTCAATAGGCTTGCCACTCTATCAAACTCGCTACTTTCTTTGTCTAAAGAATCTGCATAATACAATAAATCAACAAATGATAAAACATCCTCTATCTTAGTGAGTGCGCTATTAAGATTTCCTTTGCTATCTGAAAGTATTTTTTCTATTATAGAGTTTGTGTTAAGGCTATATGTTACATTCTTGCCATTAACATTAAGGTCGAATACGATTGACCCAAATCTAGGTAGTGTAACACCCTTTCCGACCTCAAACGACTTATCGCTTATCTTTTTAAAGTGCTTATTCTTTACGAATATACTCTTATCGCCGTAACTGTTGTATTTTGAGATGGTTTCTTCAGTGCTTGAACCAGCAATGAGCCTTAAGTCGGCAATTGTATCAAGAGCCTTTCTAACCTCTATTCTAGCTCTTCTATCTAATTCAGAATATGCTAACTTCGTTGGACGTATTCCGCCGGTTTTCGTAATATATCCATTTTTATCAAACAAGCTAGCCATCCTTGATTCAGAGTATATAGCTTCACCGAATCCGTTATTAGCCATCGTTGGTAATACAATGAATCCGTTTAACAGCAGTGCTGCTCTTTCGAACATATAGTCTGCGAAGTTTCTGTTTTTGTAATCAGTTGGCTTTCCGGCTGTATTGCGTCTAACATCAGACAGAGTATTTATTTGAACGATTTTCGAATCATCTATATACTTATAGATATCATTATATATGGAATCATCGACAGAACATCTCTTAACTGTATTGTTCTTATCTATGCTGTATACTCCAGAACCACCTCTAGCTAACCTAATCTTCCTCAACCAAGACTCTATGTAGTTACTTTGCTTATTGAGGCTTATTATTTCACCCTTGGAGTTAGTTGCCGTTGAATCCTCTATAACACGTCTTTCGCTTGTATAAGCCCTAATGAAGTCGTGTATAGCCTTATATTCCTTAACAACCTCCCTATCGTATGCAAACGCATTTGATGTAAATGTGTATTCGTAATCAGGGTTGTTTTCGGACTCAATCTTATCCCTTTTAATAGAGAATACAACGTACCTCTTTATTTCATCTATAGGAATCCTTATTCCAGATGCCTCTATACGGTCTGCTTCATCCAGCGTTATAGTAAATCCAAGCTTGTTGAGGATTTCCTTCATTGATCTATCGGACTTAAACAAGCCGTCTAAACCATCTTCAACTCTTTTAACTATATCATCGTCAGATGGGTTGTACATACCAAGATTCAGTGCGCCAATAATGTTGTTTCCTATCACCCTAGATACACCAAAAAACTCTGAAGTTGCCGCAGTATTATCAGACCTACCTTTTATTATACCATAACCAGACTCTCCGTCTCGCATTACTATTTTAACAGTATCAAGGATATCCCTGTTTAGATAACTGAATAATGATGCTATATCCTTTGATGTAAATCTGTATCCAGCAGAGAATTCGTAATATGTGCCATTCTTTTCGATGTACTCATCATATATCGTTGAAAGTGTGGTGTCGCTTCTAACCAATTCTGACTGCGCTAGCATTGCGTCAAAAGACAGTAATACTCCAGATTTGCTGTAATACGCAGCATTGTGTATATTGCTTACAAACTCACGAAGCGTTGATGCACCAGCTGCAGCTTCCTGCAACTTCTGGTATACATCTTTCATGTCGTAATATGCATTGAATCCAGTGTCACTATCCTTTATATTTACAATGGAGTTTCCTATCATCATTGACTTTGGAACGATCGACGTAAGCAATCCAACGCGTTTCGACATGGTTTCAAGAGGTCCAAATGCAGTCTCCTTGTATTGTATTACGTCCTGAAGTCCATCTGCATACTCACCGTCGCTACTTTGGTCAAACTTAACAAGAGAGTTTAAGTTTCTTATTGTATCGATAACGACATTAGATATAACACCAGAGTCTCTTGTATCATCAGCATTTAAGTTATCGTATATATCTCTAAGCGTCTCATATTGCTTTATAAGCATTGGGTCTGCATTCTTTGGATCCTCTGATATCTTTAAGTGTAGACTACGGATTGCATTACCAACCTGAGTCTTAAAGAATACAGTATTTATCACAATGTTATCAACACCGGTCTTCTCTAATATAAGGCTAGCCATATTGTAATATACACTTGAGATGACCTTAGATAACTCACCTTTTGTCTTAACGTGCCTGAATAGAGATGCGATGTCGTTATTTATTGTATTGTCCCTTGCTGATGATATAGCATTCCTTATAAAATATGTTGTATCCATAACATACTTAGAGTCAGCTCTATCATTATTCTTACCTACACCTATACCTCCTACTATAGACTTGTTTCTGAATCCAACAATACCAAGGAGTGTCTTATTTTCAAACGAATCATTTAACTCCCTTAATGCATCATTATATCCGCTGAATCCATCTTTATTGATTAAGAAGCTACAAGCTTTATCTATCTCAGTAAGAATGTCGTTAAATTCATTTTTAAACGACTCTGACTTAGATATAGCGCCCTTTATAAGATTGAATGCTTCTCTAACGACGTTATTTGAGTATATACTACTAATCTCCTCTCCAGTAAGAATACCACTCAGTGCGTTTGATATATCTAACAACTGTTTTGCGTATTCATCATCATTGTATCCATTGCCTGAGGTTGACCTTAATCTGTTTGATATATTAGCATCTATCAACGAGAGGAGCACTCTAAAGTCATTTAAGTCCTCATTATAGAACAGGGCACCACTACCAAGCTTCCTAAATCTTTCGATAGCACCAATCGCAGACCTTGCAACATTAGCTATATCACTAGATACGCTATAGATGTCCTTATCGCGGTTTATACACTTACCTGTAGATACAATAGATGCAACAAGTATAGCGGAGTTTGCTGTTGATTTTACGGACTTAAATTCACCCTTGTAAGCACTACTAAGTGAACCGTAGATTGCCTTAACAGGGTTGCTCATATTGAGCTTATTGCCATCAATATCAAGCATGTTGGCTCTGTTTTTAATAACGATACCATCTGCAGCGCCAATGTTATTAGACGACTTGGATATCATGTCGCTAATGTCTCCAAATACAATTCTCTTAACACGCTTAGTAGATATATCTGACAGTCCAATGAATTCAAGGAGATCTCCAATGAGAGATAGTGCAAGATCAAGCAGTTTTGCGATAGGCTTAGGGAAGCCTTTCTCCTTCAGCTTTTCTACCCTAGACCATCTAACGAAGTCTTTAAGGGATCCACTATTACCCATCTCGGCAATAAACTCCTCAAAATCTGTGACTATAGCTTTCATAACTATAGACCTATCTGTTGCACCTGCGCTAAGGTATTGTTGATATCTTTCGTATAGCTTCTTAGATCTTCTAGAGTAATTTCCAGTTACCAACCCAGCGAGTGCGGCGTGTATCATCTCATGCATTACAGTCTCAGAGAATGCACCTCTATCGTCAATGGTATTTGTATTAACGTATATGGATACAACCCTCTTATTGTTTTCTGTGCGTATTATTGTCCTTCCTGCCGAGCCTAAGTTACTAGAAAAGCGTATCTTGGTAACACCGTTCTCAATTGCTCTAGCCACAACCTTGCGCATCACTGACGCAATAATAGGGTCAGAAACCATCTGTATGGCATCTGCTATATCTACATAGATGCCATCTTTGTCCATCTTAATTATGGATGCCTGAACTGGCCTGTTTGACACCTTGATGTACGACTGTCTTTCAAACAGGTTAAGATTATTATCATCAAGCTTCTCCGCATCTAATACTTTAGCAATATTCTTCTGCTCATCGCCTAAAACAACACTATTAACATCAGGTTTGGCTTCAGATTGTGCAACCGCCTCATGTGCAACAGTATTTGCAGCAGACTTGGTTGGGTTAAATGTTCCCTTGAAACTCTCGATTGTATTACCAAATACATCCTTCTTGCTGTAATCCAATCCTATTTCATTGGTCTCATTGACATCAAATGATGCTATACTGTTATTCGGAACTACATATCCATTGTCACCAAGCGTAACCTTGATTCCAAGTACATGCATTACATTTACATTTATACCGGCCTGTTTGCACCCGATCCTATACATATTCATCTGGTTGCAATACTTGCCATTCGGTTTACCATCTTCTCCAACTAAGCAGGCGTTCTCTAGGTTTTTTATATTTCCACCAGCATCGCAAAGCTTAAAGTCATAGATGTCAACAGATCCATTGCTTCTTAAAACAACCATATCTGTCTCACCTCTGAATATAACATCATCGGTGCCATTCATTTCGCCGCTATTGATGGTTATGCTTCCCTGGTCCGCCTTAAAGGCAACGCACTGTCCATCGAATACTGAATTAGTATTAGCGTCGCCCTTTGTTATTATCTTATCACCACTCTTGATATTCAGATTTTTGTATACTTCGATTGACTGCGATATAATAGCTTCGATATCATCGGCGATATCATCCCAATTGTTTTTACGCTGAATAACAATATACTTGATAAACTCGTTAACGATTTCCTGTCTATTGCTATCAGCAATTTCACTCAACGTCTTCTTTGTTACATTAGAGCTGGCAATATCCATAACCTCCATCATAAGCTCCCTGTCAGACTCAGGGACACCAACCAGCGAGTCTTCTTTTATGCTTTCAATGATCTTTGATTTGAAAGCATCAGACTTCAGAAGCTCCTTGATATCATCTTTGTTATAGTTGTTTATATCAACTTCTATACCAAATAATGTGGTCTTTTCGTCCCTAATGTTATCAAAGAATGCTCTTAGTATTGCGTCAAATATCGTTCCAACCGCTCTTTCGTCCTTAGTTGAAACGCCCTTGAACGTTGATACCGCCTCTCCGGCTATAACGCTAGTTATTCCATATACATTCTTCCTGTTCTTGCCTATACCAGCATTAGCGGCATTCATTTCAGACAACGATCTGTTAGACTTACTTTGATCACTTGGTAACTCCTCGTTGGCAGGAACTTCCTCATCAAGAGGAACAAATGAAACTTCGTTACCAAGCCTTCTAAACATACTACCCTCTGTTATAGCAACACCACGTACATAAATATAGGTTCCTTCTGTATCAAGCTTGCCATTTGTAAAGGATGCTCCACATTCGAACATTCCTTTATCCTGCATAAATTCAGCTATGTTCATACCACTGGTTACCTCATCTTCGATGATACCTGGTAGCATAGCGTTAACAAAATCCTTTGTGAACTCCAACTCGCCGTCAGATATTCTGTTAGCGAAGTTTGTTGTCCTGAGGTTAAATGATAGCATTCCCAGATATTCTGTAAAGCTATTTACGGTAGCCTCATCGTCATTCTTTAGAAGCTCTAAATCAAAACCGATATCTTCTCTCTCCTTTGTCTTATCGTTTATATACGATATGTATACAGATGGCCTGTCGCCATTCTTTCTAAACGAAATTGATGCATTGTATGTACCATCCTCTACATCAATCAGCAGGAATCTCTTCAGGTATTCTATAAACCTAGCGTTTACATCTCCACTCTCAGTGTAAAGGTTGCTTAATACAAAGTCTGCAAATCTTCTAGCATTTATGTTAGATTTACCAACTGAGCTTACGATGTTTACGCCTCTAAATGCAATGTTTCTTTCATTGCCATATCCGTCGTTTACTCTTACAATAAACTCAGCCTGTGATATTTTGTTGGATTGGATTGCTATATTTGCCGTTCCATTACATGGGGTCAGTATTGAAGAACCACTTCCATCTCTGTATGATGATACATAGTATACATTATCACTACCCATCTTGCAGTGATCCTTATGTATAGCGCTATTCTTTACGTTAGAAGCAAGCTTTTTATCTGCGTTTTTTATTGGGTGTGATACCACCACTAACCCTGGTCGTATATTATTGAGGTTATCGATATTGCCATCTATCTTTGCAAGAATGCCATTCACGAGTGATAATCTTGCATCCAGCAAGTTTCGTATCTCGTTTATATTTTTCTCCTTTGTTTTAAGAAATGCTCCAGCATTCTTAGATACAGATCTTCCATACAAATAACCTATCGTTGTATCAGTGCCGCTTCCGGCATCTCTTATTGCAATTTGGAATTCGATAGTGTTGATGATATCCATCATCTGCTGCAATGTATTAGCATCGACTCCACCTGCAACGCTATTGTTGATGAGATCTTCGCTAAGCTTCTTTAGCTTCTCAGCATAACTACTTAATATTTCTACTGCGTTATTCTCGTTAAGCTGTTCACCTATTTCATCAAATATCTTGTAAACTAACTTAGCCTTGGTTGCGGCCTGATTTTTGCCTTCAAATGCGCTAAGGAATGTATCTTTCTCTCCCTTGCCGGTTTCTATGTAATATACAAAATCAGCCAAGAAGTTCTCCGCACTCTCTTTAACACCTTGTGCGCTACTTCTTGTAGCGTTTTCATATTCATCTAATGCCTGCTGTGGTGCTAAGTCCTTACCAAAGATAATCAAGCATGAAGTAAAGGCTTCTTTGACACCCTTAGATACGCCATTTTTATCTAAGATAGCAATTATGTTATTATACAGATTGTTGCTATATAAGCCAGTCTGGTCTTCTGGTATGCTATTATCCTCTAAAAACTTCTTTAGTTTCTCGTAGAAACTCTTAGCCCATTCATTTGAATTACCTGGAGTTGAAGACTCTATCTCCCCAACAATACTAGTCGCTACAGCCTTAAGCTTCTCAGCAAGCTCCTTTGATACATCATCATCTGCAGAACCGGGTATCTCATTATCAGCCCTGTCGCCAGGATTTTCATCACCACCGTCGTCATCAAGATGGTTCTCGGTATCTGTTGTGCCGACACCAGTATCAGAATCCTTGCGCTCTGGCTTCTTATTTTGTTCGCCAGATGGCTCAAGCTCCTTATCCTCAGTAGGTATCAATACGACTGCTGAGTTATCGATAGCATTATCATTCTCATTTAGATTAAGAGACGACAATCTACCTGCTGTCTTTCTAAGGTTCTTAAGCAATTCCTTTTTCTTTGCCTTGTTCTCGCTAATAACTGATTTTACACCGCCAGATACAGACTCCTGTATATTGTTAGCAATAAGCTTCGTAAACTCACTAATCTCCTTATCGCTATTTGATATACCAGAAAGCAATGCCTTTATGAGATCACTGTTATCACTATTCGAAGTAAGCTCGTTTATACTATCTAATATAGCTTTCTCTGAGAATATAGCTCTCTTTAAGTAATCGAATAATGAATCAGTATCGTTTTTATCGTACTTAGTCTTGTTAGTTTTCTCTAGGTAGCCGACAAGCTTATCAAACTCCTTACGTAATACATCATTATATCTATTACTGAACGTATCATAATCACCCTCAGGGAACAACTCTGCTTCTGTAGTTATGCCAGAATTATGCATTTTAGCAAGGAATGTTTTATACTCCTCTATTGCGTTACCACCCTTATCTGTAAGTGCAGCTGTTCCGCTTAATGCTATATTATTAAGCTGACTATCTGCATATGCTATAGCATGATCTCTGTTTTCTGCATACAGCTTCTTTGCAAATACATCTATTATCTGCTTGATCTTCTCGGCGTCATCTATTCCTAGCTTACTTTTTAATTCATCAAGAAGCTTATCGCTACTATACTTAGCAAGTTTTTTCTCAAACGCAGATCCGGAATTCTCATGTGCTATGTTTATTATCGACTGAGCTATAATCCTCTTAATCAAATCAGATTGGGCGCCAAGCTTTCCAATAGCAACATCTCTTTCGGCTCTAGACTTACCATTTGATTCTATTATAGATTTAATAGACTCAGAAGCTATAGTTACGATATCACTACCATTGTTAGACTTTGATATATTCTCGATTATACCATCAAAGGCCTCACCCATAGATGCTTCGTTTATGCTCTTCATTCTTGACAGCGCAGCGTGATTGGCTAACCACATATCCTTAAGCATATCATTATTCTCTATACCAAGTGACTTGAATACATCTCCGAATGTAATGTCAGATATTGACCTAATCTTGCCAAGTGTCCGCATATATTGCATCTCACTCATGAGGTTCTTTACTCCAGTTTCTGTATCTGACCCTTTGATAACATACCTATCGTCACCTATTTTGGTGTAGTCGTCCTTACTTCTGCCTGACAAGAACTTAGATATTCCGCTAGATGTAAATGTATCTAACTTATCATCAAGCTTCTCAACAACCTGATCTGTTCTTCCTGACCTAGCAAGAAGATTGTATATATAAGCATTTCTAACTAACGCCTTTTGCTGAGATGTAAACGCATTCTGTATGCCAGAGATCTTTGCTTTGGTTGACTCAGATAACTTACTATCATCTCTACCAAATGCAGAAACCATATTAACCCTGGCGTCATCATTGCTTATTGGAGTTGCGTTTCCCTTTTCGTCAACATTAAATGCTATACCGGTGTCAACATCATTACCGTCTTCATCTTGTATTACTAGCGTGTACGGATCAGCGTCATTCTGTTTCAGAGTACCACCTGATGATGCTATAAGCTGATTGTAACTCTTACCATGTATATTCTTTGCATTATGCACAATAGCTTCAGCGAGTGTCCTATTAGACGCCTTGGTGAATGCCTTAGATGCAACATACTGACTTAATGTAGATGCGAGAAGTTTATCCTGCTCTGTGTACTCAGAAGTAGGCTTATTTAACCCAAACTTCTCAAGCAGTTCCTGGCCAACGGTACTAGTCTCATCAAACGCGCTAAAATCGCCCCTTTTTATGCGATCTAAGGCGTTTTGTATCTCGGAGGTTATAACTGCATCAGCGCCCTTCATCTTCTCGTTAAACTCAATAAAAAGGCGCTTCCTTTCGTCGTCACTAACAGACTCTAAGTTGTTGTTCTTTCTGTATGATTCAACATACGAATCAAATAGGAAGCTTCTTGACTCAGACATAAGTTTACTTGAGAATCTTTTGGACATAACAAAGTTTGCTGCCTTGTTTACCGCAGATGCCATCACACATTGACCACCCATTGATGTTGCCAAATGTAGGACTATGTCTAGGTTCTTCTGGGGATCTACAACATCATCCCAGTTATTTATGTGCATTGCGCCTCCCCATATGTTGTTTGCGATTTCCTCGCCGGTCTCCTCGAGCAGTCCACTCGTAACACCCATTGTATACTTAGTAAGAAGCTTATTTGCTCTACCAAAGAATGTTCTCGAAAGTCTACTTATCCCAGGGATGTTATTTAGCGCTTTACCTATAAGGAATCCGGACCTCTCTGATCCATACTCGCCAGACGTTGCTTTCATCGCAACATCTTCAAATTCCTCTTCTGTATCTATAACCTCACCGTTGTTATATTTCCTAAACTGCCTATGGTATGTATCGTCGCTTGGTAATCTATATAAGTCACCGGTTTTATATGAGTCGTATGTCCTTTGTCTCATCCCGAGGCCAATCGTATTTGCGTCGATATAACCCCATAATCCTATCATAGCAGCCTCATCACCAGTGGCAGCGGTCTTTGCAATAACATTAGCGAGTCTTGATGCCTGCTGACCTTCCTTGGTTAATTTGCCCGTAACGTATCCAACTGTTTTAGCCCACCTTTCTTCTGGATTTGACGCTATGAACTCAATAGGTTTACCTACGAACTTAGCAGCCTTATTTACAAATGACCCAGTCTTACCTATCTTAGATAAATATCCTGCACCCTTACCTATCCAGCTTACAGCCTTAACCTCGCCAGAAATAGGTATTGCAAACTGAAGCATATCAAACGCTCCGTTTGCGTAGTCATATAGGTTAGATGAGTATCCACTCTCCTTGAGCCCGTCGGATAGCTGTTGTGCCTTCTGGTTATAGTATTCAGACTCCAGCGCAAGCTTTTCAGAATCTCTCAATTGCTCACCTTTCTCGGCCTTATCCATAAGGTCTCCGGTACCATGATCTATGAAATCCCTAACACCAAACGTAATCAAGTCGCTCCAATACCTTGCACCATTGTCGTATAGATTATTCTTGAGAGACATACCAATCTTAGTTATGGTATGATTATCTGACATCATTATGTCTTGAGCCTCAAGTGTCTTTATTGCCTCTTCATTACGTCTTTTGGCTGTATATATAGCCTCCTTATCTCTTTCAAGATCTTCTGTTGGTTCAGGCATGGATTCACTTAATGCGTCAATCTCATCTTCCTTGGCCTCTATTTCAGCCTTACGCTTATATGCAGCCTGGAGTTGATGGTCGAGCATAGACTTCATTCTTATCGTCTCGAGGTAGTTTCTCGAAGCGTTCCCACTCTTCCTTCCACTATTGACCATGGCGTATTCATCTGTAATATCACCGGTCTTACCTGCGTCTACTACAGCTGAATAAATATTATCAACAAGAGAGAAGCCATCAAATCCCTTTCCTCTAATAGCATTAATAAGCCCTGTAGTCGTGTATAAGGCTGAGTTAATAGAACCACTGAGAAACATGTTTTTAGCTACATTGAGAGCACCTTTATCATTCTCTCTCTCGTAGCCCATATCTACGCCAGATATATTTCTCATCGCATTGCCGTATTTATTATTGAAATCTTCTGCAATACGATTCTCTTCGTCTTCCTTACCTTTTATCTTTATGTAATCATTGTAGAAGTTCACGGCGTTATCGATAGAGCCAAAATTCTTTCCAAGCCTTTCTGTATCCTCAGCTATCTTGTTCTCTACATCAGCTATTCTCTTCTCTATATCAGCTCTTTGCTCAGGAGTTAGCTTTGGGTCTTCTAGTGCGGCTCTACCTGCATCTACGAATTTACCCATCTTATCCAAGCTTGTAATGCTCAACACATTACCTTTTCCAACCTCATCGAACGCACTGCGCTCTATGTTATATTTATCTGCTATGCTATTCTTCTCCTCTGCAGTCTGTCTGGCAGATATACCAAGGTTTGAGGCAAACTCCTTCATGTCATCAACTGAAGAAAAGTCCTGCATTGCAGACGAGTCTATTTTGTTCTTAGCTAATTTAAGATTCTTTCTAGCCTCCTTTAATGCAGATATGTTTTTTACATCTTCAACCAATTCGTCGGCTGATGAGCGATGATACATTGCATCCTGAAGTAATTTACTTATTCCACCCTTTTCTTTTATCGCATTAGATGCCTTTTCTATCTTATCATCAAGTATGACGCCAAGCGCGTCTATATCATCCTGTGATAATAAATTATCCTCACCAAGCATCTTACCTGCGTCTATGCCATACTTTTTGTATCTATCATCACTGGCAGCCACAAGTCCGTTTATAGTGTCCTTAAGGAGCTTGGAACTACTCTCCATGGAGTTAGTTCCGTAAGCATTCTTAAGGCTATTTATTGCAGATAGTATACGCTTAATAGGCTTGCTCTTAATAGATTTATTCAATTCATTAAGCGGAGCTGAGCTATTGGTATTCGAATTGTCGCTCGTCTCAATAACAGGTGTTGACTCTTGATCGCCCTGCTTTCTACCAGTAGGTTTTAGGTTGTTGTCGATTGAGCCTTCCTCTACGGCAGATGCTACAATTGCATCTTCGTCGTAATTCGACTCATCTGTATCATCATTAGAACGTTCATTGTAGTATTCTGCGATGGCATTCCTTTTCTTAGCTATAACATCAAGCATGTCCTTGCCACCATGCCTTATATAATCGCCCTCATTTAAAAATCTATTCATAGAATAAAAGTTATATTATAAGTATATTTGGTCCTACTCCAACCATAATATTGCATCTACTTTGCAGCTGTAGGCGTTCCAGTGGATCTTGCGCCAGGCCTATAAGCAGACCATGGCTTATGTTCTGATGTTCCAGCGTTTTTGCCAGCCTGCTTAGATGCAGCATCACGCATCTCGTCTTGTGCTATACTTCCAATAGCAACGCCAACCTTAAAGGTAATAGGACTATCCATTCTAATTTCCTGACTATTAGAGCCCCATGTATTAACGAGATCTTTGACCAATTTAACTCTATCGATCCTACCATCAACTTTAGAATTAGCCACCATCCTTCTGGCAGTCTTAATGGCATCGTTTCTTGCTGGATCCTTACCAGGAGCTTCATTACTAAGGCTTTCGATAGCATCAGCAAAATCATCAGGTTCTGCCGTACATTCTAATATGGCCGCCATAGAAGGAGATTTTTTATCCAATGCATTAACACCAACAGAGTTTGTCATTTTCATATGCTTGTCAAGTGCATTTTTATCATTAGGATTGTTACTGTCTGCCTTACTTGCATTGCTCTTCATATTTCTCAATACATCATTTGTGACAACAGTGTTTAACACCATGAATGGGTTATACTTATCGCCTGCGCCTACAACCAGTCTGGTTTTACCATTTCCGTCTGTGTAAACTCCGGTAGCACTTCCCTTTATGTCGTAAGTTTCTGTAGCTGTTGAATAGAATGCAGTATATTCTGGTATGAATAAAACATCGTCCCTAAAGTTAGTAACCTTATTATCGTTAACGCTAGTTGAAGTCCTCTCCTCTGAATCACCCTCAGACTCCGTAGTTCTAACACGCTGTGTACTTATTCCGCAGTTATTGAATACGTCGGTTGTTACAACCTTTGAATTCTCGTGCTCAGAAAAGAATGTATTTTTATACTTGATTGCACTATTCTCACCAAGCCAGCCGGTGGCAGCACCTTTATCGTGAGCACTTATTATCATAATTGCCCTGTTATATGAATCTTCGCTATCCCAGGTTTCCTTATCTATATATTTAGGCCTGCTGTTACCCCTATATGATATCTTGTTACCACGGGCATCTGTAATGAATGATGTCCATATACCATCCTCGTTGTCCTCGTATTTACCATTATCAAAGTATGCCCATTTTGCTCTGGCTACATTATGAACATTCTCTATCCAGTCTATATCGTCACCAACCAATTTTGGTTTATTACCACTACCGCTACCATCCTTCGGTAATTGTCTATTTATCTTTCCAAACGTCCTATTGTATCCAAGGCCATATATATACTCCCTAGCAAGAGCATCAATTCCATTGCCAAATGAAATAGGACTTTCTTCATCTGAAACAAACCCGCTTCCCTTTGGTTTCTGCTTAAACATATATGGAGTATATCTACCTGTTCCGGTAAAATCATCTTTTAGTATTGCAGTCCCCTTAGCAGTTGTTTTAATAGACCCGTCGTCATTTAGGACAACATGATCCTTTAGTAATTCGTAATAATCCGATTTATCTCCGTATCTTCCAAGGTCATTAAGCATCAGTACAGCCTTAAGTCTAGCACCAGTCATTATATCGCTCTTGTCTGGAATCATGGATACGTCTTCTGCCCAATGGCCTGGATTATATGCCTCTGTTGAAGTTAATCCATTGTCGTTGCGCTCAGACTTTGATTTATCTACATAGTCTGCAACCCACGAATCTTCTGATTTCAAATAATGGAAACCATTGGCCTCATTTCCTTTCATCCTGCCATCCTGATTATAAAGATTTGTTGCCTCATCTACAGCCTGAACTTGCAGTTGGTCTAGATTCAATTCCGTTGCATCCCCTCTTCTTTTGTCAGCCTGTTTTTGAGCACCCTTCTGATATGCAAGCACAGGGCTCATATTCTTATTTAGATCCCTGCTAAAATCACCTGGAGCCATATTGGTTCCCAATGAAGATATCCTCTCAATTTCAGACTTTATATAATCATTAGCCTCAGATGTAAAGTCGTCATTTATGTCTGTGACATACATCTCATTGAGGTTCTTTAGTTTCTCGGCTCTAGCATCTGCATTATCCTTTGCATCCTGTCTAGCTCTATTGGCAAAGTCATTCAATGCTTTCCAGTCTATAGGTTCGTACGTGGACACAAAGTCCATGTCGTTCCATTGTTCAAATAAATTAACCATAGTTATTTCTTCTTGGATTTACCAATTTTCTTAAACTTGCCTTTTGTATAGTCCCATGCTTTCTTTACTCCGGCCTTAGCTTTGTCTGCACCCTTCTTAAGCTTAGCTTTAGTCTCATCAGACATCTTATATGTTGGACCATTGCTACCAGATGCAACTCTAGCGTTATATCCACCAGGACCAGTATTACTGAACGCTCTATTAAGTGCATCCATATACATCTTACGCTCGCCTTCGTTCATATATCTAGCAGCTCCAGCAAACTGTGTAAGACCATCTATATATTCCTTACGAGCTTTATAGCTATCAGATTTTCTAGACTGAGCAAGCTTAGCTCTAAGCTCTGCAGCTTGTGCAGCGTGGTCCTCACGTCTAGCTCTAGACCTCATATTCATCTCATCAACCTTCATTCGATTGGTCATGTTTTGCTTCTCAATCTCAGTATTAACTCTATTAGCTTCCTGTATCTGAGCTGCATCATACTTCTGCTTAGCTGCTGCTATATCAGCCTGCTTACCTGCGAATCCTAATGAAGCTGCTATTGCATTGGCTGCATTACTACCGCCGCCACCTCTAGATGCCGCAGTCTGTACAGCTGCTGCTTGCATCTTTCTAAGGTTTGCGTCATCACTCCATCTATTGTATGAACCAGGAGTAACCTTACCCATATCATACTTACGTGGGTTTATCTCCTCTACAGGTTCATTAGCTTTAGCCTGGTGGTATCTAATATATGCACCCTCTTCATTATCGTATTGATGAGGATCTTCCCATCCGGCATTCATAAGTTGTTCCCATGTTAAATCTTCAGGGTTCTTCTCTTCGTTACCAGGTGTTTTGTCATCATCTCCTTCTTTTGATTTACTATTGTCAACTGTAGGTTCTGAAAGACCGGCATCACCTCTTGTAAGTAGTTCTCTGTTTTTTGCTGTATTATCAGCAGGATCCTCTGCGCCTGGGCTGCCAGCTTTAGCGGCATCAGCGCCTGCAGCTGCTCTCATTTCATCCTCTTCATCTCCGCTTAAATCTTCGGATCCAGGACTACCTGCATTTGCTCCATTGCTTCGAGATAATAACATAGTGCCAGCCGCTGGAGAAGATGAGCCAGGAGTATTCATACCATATATTGCCTCATCAACCATATCAGTATACAGCTTTTCTGCACCCTCAGCGTTAAAATCAAAATCATCTGGGATTCTCCTCTTATATGCAGGTGTCTGTGTTAAAACGCTTCTACCTTCAATATAGAGCGGATACGTTGCATTTTGTTCATGATCAGTTCCTGCGAAGTTGTTCGCCGTATAGAACTTACCCTTTCCTGCTGTATCCCTAAAGTCTTTTACATCTCTATTTATTATAATCTTATTTCCAGGAGAGAAGTCTTTGTATTTACCGGCTCTAAGCATCTCATCGGTAAACCTTAAGTTCTGTGCAATATACCAGTCTGGAGCACCCTGATTCAGCTCCTCATTTATGATAGCCTTCTGCCTATCTGGTCTACTATCAAAATACCTAGCCATCTCAGAGTCTCCAACAGTATTGTTAAACTCATCAGAGTATGGTCTAATTGGAGATGTACCCGGAGCTATCGTTCCACCTTGATTCTGAGGTACCGTATCCATTATACTTAGCTTTAAGCCAAGTGGATTACCTGTTCCTTCGCCCTCAGTTCCACCTACATACTTAGGTAACTTCTTACCTCCGTATTTGAACTTAGTAGCAGACTTAATACCAGCAATCATCTTCTGATCTTCCTGTGCTGCATACAGCTTATTAAACGCGCCCGTAGAGGCCTTTAAATTGAGTTCTGCGGTCTTTCTATCTATTGGTGAGGCAGATCTATCATCCAGTACCTTTCGTGCCTTAGAATTGACTTTTGATAGGTTAGAAGCCATATCAGCAAATGATCTATTACCAACACCTAAGCTATCTGACAATATCCTTGTACCATTCTCTAATGATACTGGTATCTGATCATCCTTACCCCTCTGTGATGAGTTGTGTCCTACTGCCTTCTGTATCTCACCATCAGGATTCATCATTACTTCCTTGTGGTCTACCAATGCATTAGGATTATTTGAATGAGGTTTCTCACCTCCGTATTTAAATTTGAACTTACCTCCGCATTTATAATTCATTCTATTGTATTCGTCCATTCCTCTAGTTTTTATACTAGTATCTGCAGATGCGATTGCTTCATCACTCGCCCTTGTTTTATCAAGTATCTGCCTTTTCACTTCAGCTCTCATGGCATTACCATCTAATGCTCCGGCGCCAACACCAACGATTGTGCCAAGTGCACCACCAATAACACGACCCCATGGGCCGAATTTGGCACCCCACTTTTCTCCCGTTGCCGCATATTGTGGTATCGTTTGCATCATTGCTGCGCCTCTATACTGAGCGCCGCTTCCACCGGTTGCTGAGTTGGCAAGTTTATCTGTGTGGTGTTGGCCAGCTTTAGATAACAATCCAATGCCTGGTGTGTTTTCTATGAACGAAGTCTCACCAGACGCATCACCAGCTGCCTTTACAACTGCTAGCTCCTTGTTTACATCACTCTGTGCTCCGGCAGCACTAAATCTACCTCTGCCTTCTATATTGGTCGCATATTCATTACCAACCAAACTGGATTTAGGAGCTGCTACGTCTACTCCTGTTGCGTTTGCAGCATTTGATTGAGCGCTATTCTCTTTGTTGATTGATGATATAGCTCCTGCTGCGGCATTGATTATATTACCCCATCCGCCGCCACCGTTACCACCGGATGAGCCAAACGCATTGGAGAATCCCTCCATATTAAAGTTTCCATTCTTCATAAAGCTACCGAAGTTGCCTATGCCGAACTTGAACTTAGGAAGTAGTGGGTCGTTCACCAACCCACCCTTCTTGTAATTTCTTAGTCTCTTTTTCATATTTAGATATAACTACTCCTAAATGTTGTTATGACAGAAGGTAGCTTAAATTCGCCACCGCCATTATTAAATTCAAAGTTTTCTATAAGGTACTTACCCTTCATTCTGTTAGGGTACATGTATTCAGAATCTGACTTAGTTCTAGGTATTGCAAACCTATAATTATCTTCGCGCCTACCTATGAACTCAACATTATTAGATACCATAGAAGGTGTCTCAAAATTTATAGTTGTAAAGTTTAATCCAGGTTCTCTAAACTCAGCTGAGTATTCAACATTGTCAAATACTTTTGTTACTGTAGGAGACTCATTTGCAACAAACCTAAGCTTAGATGCATCTATACATGAATCAACATTATGCTTCCTAAGTATAGCTGTCTTATCAAATGAATACAGGTCGTTAAACTGTCTTGTATAGAATGTTGGATTGTTTGTTACAAACGTAGTTGGAGCTTCAATCAACTCGCTATACACTATTGTGCTAGCTGGCTCCTGTACAGCCTTATCAGCTCTATAATACATATCATCTCTAGGGATGAATGTCATAAGAATCTCCTTATACTTTGGGTTGTATGTAAATGCGAGTTTTGCATTGAATCCATCATGATATTTGTTCAACCATGATTGGAATCCCTTCATCTTAGACAGCTGGCCAACTCCTCCCTTGTATATTAATACCTCATGCTTGTTATGGTCGTACCAGTATATTGCGCTATCGCTAGATGCATATACGCCTGATGCGTAATTCTTGATACCATAATTGTCTAACACAGATGAGGCTATGCCATTCTCTATCGTTATATATGTTGGTGTCTTAAGTACATCTCCAGTTCCAAGGAGGAGGTTTGTATTTGTATCATCCTGAACCAGCTGCTTTTCGTTCACAGATATAGAAGCAAACGCCGAGTCCTGCCAGAAGTATAAGCTATTGTTAAATCTATACAATCCGGTTATTGGACCATATCTAGAGTCAACGTCTATCTTATTATCTGCCAAGAAGTCTGTATAGGCATCGTCCGATTCATTTATAGTCTTCGTCTTTGAGTATCTTATGCGTGTATCAAATGTACCACTACTTAATTTCTCTATAGATCTAGATACGGTGCCAAGTTGCTCCTGGTCGGTTGGTGGAACATCTGTTGAAATGAGCCTATGCATACCATTTACAACACCATCTGACAATCCAGATACGCTACCTGAGTTTGGATATTTCCAATTGTAATACGACCCTGGTCTCCATAGTCGCGTAGACGAATCAAGGCTTCGATACTTTTTATTGTATTGAACTACAGATGTATATATACGGCCAAGCGAATTTATTCCACCAAACTCATTTAGCCATGATGGAGTCGTGCCGCCAACCATATACTTTCCAGCTAGTTCGTAGTCTCCACTATATATATGCTTATTTTCTATAGAACCATCAACTGATTTATCGCCTGAAAATTTCTGTGTAGAGACTCCATTTAGAGCGTTAATTTCAGCTGGCTTATATCCATACAGTAGAGATATATTTATCTGCGTTTCTATAGGAATTAAGGCCTGCATTTGCGCACTAATACTTTCCTCTGTAAATACAGAAGCAAGTGGACCACTGTCTGCGCTCTCATAAAACACCTCATCTGCCCTTTCGCCTCCATTATACGCAGCAAACGCTATTGCAGCACAGTCTTTTCCTCTACTGTCAGCGCCTGGTACTTCTGTGTCTGTATTATTCATTGCCCCAAACTTATTCTTAGGATTACTGCCTGCAGCCCTGGTCAGATATGTGCTAGTATAATCATATACACATATATATTCGTCTCCACTGAATATGGTCTGCTCTATATATGCTGGGTAACGCTCTATACTACCACGCTTCTCTGTCATACTCATAGATGTGCGACATAAATCAAACTTGTCAGACTCTAGTGGTATAAGAGCTCCTCCGGAAGGGGCAAACTGTATAGACGATCTCTTTACTTTATTTAACCCAATCCTGTCGAAAGGAATTTTTACATCAACAACAACCAGTGACGTATAGTTCATGACATCGGAGACGGCATTTGATACATTCCTGTCCAACAAGCTTTCTGCATAACAACCAGATATTGTTGGTATCATGTAGTCTTCATATAATGATACGTAAACCATATTGCCATGAGATGGACTTGTTCTGCTTCTCCTTATATCTGGGTTTGTTTCGGTGCCGCCACAACAACCAGTTAGGGATATCATATGCTGACCATGTGGTCTTTTGGTATTAAATGCACTATCAACAGTTGTTGTACCAGCTATTAATGCGTTTATCGTTGGCAATGCTAACCATCCGACTCCTGGCACAGAAGCAACTGCAGCCATTATCCATTTTACATCGTTATCGCTCAATAATTCAGTATGGTTAATCTCATACCACAATGTATATGGGGCTATGTACATGTATGTAAATATACTAGTATTGTCTGTACTTTTAAGTACACCTTCGTTTGCGTACAATGTTCCAATCCTACTAGTAGCGCTATAATCTATTCTACCCCTATCAGTTCTAACAACAGACGCATAATTGTAGTCACGTATCTTTGATTTTATAGAAGACACGCCAGACTCTATTTCACTATCTGACGCCATATATGCGTTATTTGCATATTCGTAATTCCTACCCCTTAATCTGTGTGTTTGGTAGTAATATCTACCAACTATATTCTGACCGCCAGATAATGTAGCAAGGTGCACTGAATATGCTTCTTGCTGATCATCCAAGCTACTAACCGATAGACTAGCGAGTGTCTCGAAGATCTTGGTTATCGAAGAATCTGGACCAAGTGACTTCATCAAATTTTTTGTAGATCTACCATGTACATACAGCCCATCGCAGCATCCTGTTGATATTCCTCCGGTCGATAAGTACGAAACATTACCGTTACTTGTGGATGGATATGGATCTGAAATAGGGAATGCATACCCGGCAGACTTAACTGCTGAATAGTTAAATGGAACTCTAGTTCCTCCATCATAGTCTGGATTTCCATACCAGTCTAATTCGTAGTTTTCAGCGTCAGTCCCACTATTATCTTCCAATACATCAATAGATGCAAATGGTCTAAATGATGACATATTTGTTTTTATCGGTTGACTATAGCCATACACTTTATTGTAGTTGCTGAATAACGCAAGTAAAGGCGTGGATGCCATTGCAGCATTCCTGCCGTACCCGATATGCACTGGACTCATGTCAGCATACATTCTGTTTATATCGTTATTTACAGCACTAAACAATGATGTATTGCCAACGATGTATGAATCAGCTAATGATGCACTTAAGGCATTATTTAAATTGCTTTTCATATTGTTGGTCACATCTATCGCCGAGTTTTCTCCTTCGCTTCTATAGTTACGCATAACGAAATCAAACTCTGGAGATATTATACCGAAATCCTTCCTTGACGCCGGGAATAAGCTACCGAACGTAGACTTACCATATTTTACGGTACCGTTTTCAACCCTAGCGTTCCTAATGCCAGATGTGTATCTAGAGTACAACTTGGTACTACCTGATTCGGCAAACGCCAGTGTAATGTCAGTTTGAGGTGCGCTCGTATCACGTCCATCGCTCTGAACTCGTACTCTATATGGCAGGTTGTTTAGCCTATCATTAAACGATTCTATATATTTGTATTTTGCTGCAGAGCTAGACCTTGGCCTCCTTATGTAACTTGGGAAGAAGCACTCTGGGTCACCATATGTAGTTGGGAACCACGTTGGATTAACGTTAGATACCTTATCGTCGTAGTAGTACGCAGAAGAATTTCCACCCAACTCATTTTTGACGGGATCGGATACTATACCATCCCATGATAATCCGGCATTAACATTATGGAACAAAGATTGCAACACACCTGTTGCTATTACAGTCTTATTCTCGAATAACTGTCCGTTACCGACTGAAGATCGCTGCGCCCTTAATATCTCGAATGAATCAAATATCTGGAATGATGCCTTAGCCTTTTCTATGGCTGCCTTCATCACCTCAATATCAAACTTAAACTTAATACCAAGTACGTTTGCGAACACCATAGATCCATCGCCTTCAGTGTCGCCATATCCGCTGCCATTACTTTTGTGTATTGTAAAATATGGTATCACAGACGATGATGGCGTTCTTATGTCACCAATCCAGAATGATGCGCATCGCTTACCACCTGACGTTCTAAATGATATTATATATCTATAAACCTCATCTCTCTTGAGGGATCTGAACTTTTCTATTATGAATGGATTATTGTAACCACCAGCATTCCTACATCCTGTGTTAAAATCCGGCTCTATGCCAACATTGTACAATTTATTACTGCCGAACTTAACCATTTTACCGTCTGTGCCAACCGGTATATATTCACCATGTACTGATATACTATCGTTTACATCCCAGTCTCCATCTGTCCTTGGACTAAATACCCTTGCGTTGTTGTGACTCAGCTGATGGCCGCCAACAACCTCTAATCCGTTTTGATTAAATGTTTCATTATCGGATATAGCAACCTCTTTTGTTACAAACTCATACGACACTATAGGACCACAGCCACCAATCCAATACTTACCAGCATTCTCTGGATCACTAAATGGATCAGTGTCGTCATCTCGATGGAAGTTAAACGTCTTATCGAATCCATAGTTGAAAAACTTACTACGCTTATCTAGTTTATCATACATCTCTACACTAGGTAGATTATCGTATGGAATATAGCAATCAGACTCAGAGGAAACTGGAGTACCGTCATCCTCTCTCTCTATGTTTATGTAATCAACAGATTCGCCCGCACTACCATTGATAGACCTTTTTTCGATCATCCTCCAAGACTCATCCCCCTCGCTGTCTCCGCTTCTGAAGCTATTGTCCCTAAGATCAACATATCCGTACCTATTAAATGGATATGACCTAAAGTCTAACGCTTCAGATTCCCCATTATCAGAAACACCTAATGTAGAGAGGTTCGTCTCTGGTTCTATTACGTTTGCTGCAAAAAGAATATTATCCTTCTGCTCAAGAAATCTCGGCATAAAGATTGTACTCAGAGCGGAGTTTGCATCATATATTGCAGTTATATCCGATATCATCTCGACGGCTTCATCACCAAGATTGCTTATTGTTGCATATGCACCAAGTGAATTACCATTCTCATCGAACTCATAATCATCTATCGCATTTATGAGTTTGATATCATCAACAAACCTTGAGTATTCAACATTACCATCACTACCTATCGGCGCTGGTTTGTAGATTCTTATAACTCTAATAGAATCATACTGATCGAGTAACTGCTGAGGTATGAATACCTTTAATCTAATACCAGTTCCAGACGACTTTGGTTCGCTAGCCTCCTCTTTCTCTGTCTGAGATTCAGCCCACTCTCCCCTGCTAAATCTATTGAGTTGGCTACCTGCATCTTCATACAAAACTATTGGACCAGTAGGAAGTGCAACTCCTGATTGCGCACCACCGGCATTTGTCAATACATACGTATATCTATATACACCAGTAGGCAGGCCGCCATTCGTCAATAACCCAGAGAGAAACATTGAATTGTATGGAGACATAGGTACAATAGACGTTGCATCTTTAGAGTCGTTCTTAAGGAAATAACCCTTGTATGCATCTATGATGTTCATTGTCTGTATCTGGTTGTGACCATCAGCCCAGTATATCTTAACGTTAGTATCAGACTCATACATCATTGTAGATGATATAGGCTGATGTATACCATACTCTCCAACCCTTACTAATGTACAGAAGAAATGATCTTTCCATGTTGTTCCGCTAAATCTGTCAAGTGGTATGTATCTGTTGTTGATATCATCATCACTAGGATTATCGCTGGTTTCATTCTCATATACAACATTAGTTGATATTTCATCATATTCACCAGTCTCATCATTCTTACGCAACAATGTCTTGTTGCTGTTTCTATACAAATCGCCTAATGCTGTTCTACATGTATCTTCATTGAATACTGGCCTATTCTTTGGATCTTTAGTGAAGTCCAACAGATATATTCTATCGATATGCGCATCTGATCCAGTTACCTGCTCTCTGGTGAACACAACAGCATACTGCCTACATGAATCAACATGTATTATACGTTCATCATTCTTTGATGGTGTATACTTACCATCATCTGTCTTCTTATCTGGATCTACATGGAATATGCGCATATCATATATAGTTTCTACTCCATCGTAGTTACATGCTACTCCAGTAGAACCATCATCATTCGTAACTATACGAATGTTTTCTGCATATTGGTATGTACTATTCTTTGCAAGTGAAGGATGAACATCCATATTCATACCCTCACTAAACGTATTTATAGAGTACATACCTTCTTTTAAATTTGGCATAATTATAATCCTTTATGTCTGTAATTGTAGTAAGGCCTATTGGTTTGATTGTAGATCTCTTGCTCGTCTCCACTATGCGTAAAGAACGTAAGATTCTCTTCAATCTCTGGAACGAGTCTCTGCCAGTTATTCTGCATTGTCTGTAATTCATCTGTGTCTGGCATCATGCAATCACCATAAGCCTGCTTTCTATATATATGCCAGTTATTCTTTATTTCTGCATATAACTGAGCATTCAATGTACCTCTCAATACCTCAGGGAACTTGAGCTTCATAGCCACATACCAATATACAGCTTCTTTGTATGAAGCTATATCTGGTATCATTGGGAAACCTTCCTCATCAACATTAAATGCCTGATAAGATATAGTAAGGAACCCATATCTCACATTGGTATTGATAAAGCCCTTATTAAGCGTATATACAGGCTTAAAATTAGTCCTAGCGGATCTAGCTGTAATAGTATCAGGTGCTATGTTCGTATTAATCATAGACATCAATACTGGCAATACGTGATTAAATCTATGCTTCAGATGAGGCTCATGGTGATGGTCATGATGATGTTCGTGGTGTTCATCTTCATCATGCTCATCGTCTTTCCTGTGTACATGTATATCATGCTCATGATAATCGTGATGCACATCACCATCTGCAAGCCTCATGATTATATCCTTAGCCTCGTTGTCTGATATTGGTCTATGCACAGAATACATACCTCTAACAAGATGTATCAGCTGTTGCATCGCGTCACCTCTGTATACCAAAGATGGACCATATTCAGTAAACCTATCAATCCAATATCTATCTGCATCCCAGCAGTCAAATGAACCAGTTGCCTTGGTCATTGGCATCAGGTTCCTCTGAGTACCATCAAACGAATAGGCACACTGGACCAAACTGTGAAGATCGTCTGGTATTCTTACCTTATAGTCCACTATAGGGACAGTTATGACTTTCTTCACAAATTGGTCGAATGCGCCTATTTTCTCTATGGCTTCAGTTATCCATTCCCTTATATCCGTTATTCTATGCAGTTCCTCCTGTATATCGAGGTCTGAGTATATTTTAGCTACAACCTCTTTAGCGGATGTAAATTTGTAAACCATATTATACTGTTTTAAAATTATTGTAGTAACCGTTGTTGATTACCTTTTGCATCTTTCTTTTGAATTGCTTACTAGCGACAAACATATAATCACCAAACATTCCTCGGTCTCTTATCCATCTGAGAGATATCGCATACCCTCTTGATGCTACAAATGGGTCATCCATATTTGGCCTAGTTCTAAGTATCTTACGCATCATATTAACAGATGCTTTCTTCTTTATGATCCTCAGACCACCTATGCCATCTCCAAGGTATACCTGGTTGCCTTCCAGTAGTTCCTTCTCTAATATATTATTATATATATATATTATATTATAATAATCTATATAGTCTATAGATTTATCTAATCCTACAGATATACAGTAGTATACATAAGATGCAATTATACTGTGATTATGATATAACTGAGAGTTCTCATATACTGTTTTGTTCCTATAGTCAAATCCAGCTCTATATACCCTCCTGATTGCTTCCTTTGCAATCTCATAATTCTCACTACTGGTATCAACTATCAAGTCTGCTTCGCTTATCATACAAATCCTTAAGCTTACCAAACAATCTATTTATCTCAGACAGATCGTCGTTAGCATTATTAGTTCTATCGCTTATAGCCTGAGTCATCAAACCAAGCTCCTTGCTGTATATGAACTCCTTAAGCTGTGCTATTATGTTCGATGGGCATTCATATGGTGCATTGTAATCGTACTCTATATAACCAGTATTGGTAAGTATGTTCTGCACTTCTGTAGGTACCTCAAATATAGCCTTAAGGTTTACAAGTTTGATAGGAAGTAATGATTCTATATACAGATAGTCTTCCTTCATGTATGCGACTATATCAAACTTAGTCCATTTACGATGCCTCTGTCTTACAGCTCTACTCTCAGGCATCAGCTGTATCTCCTTGCCAGATATTGTAGTGAGCTGCACTATTCCGTTCTTGAAGTGAAGGTCTATGGTCTTTGGTATCTTAGTCTTAGATCTAAACACCAACAGCTTTAAGTCTCTTCCAGATAGGTCGCCATAGTCAAATGGCTCCATCTCAAGTCCATTCACCTCTTGAACATATGTTTCATTCACATATCTCCCTCTATCCAGATCCTGCTTCAAAAGCATAGATCTGTATTGATGTATCCACATCTCAATCTGGTTTCTGGATATCTGTTCAGACTGTGCAATATTATTGCCTCTGATTACATTCATGATATCCTGAATGATTGTGTTAAGGGAGTTATAATGTATATAACCTATGTTAGTATCCATTTTATTCGTTTTAAGACGTTTTATCTACCTTATGGAACAACTTAAGGCGCTCCGTAATAGAACGCCTCAAATCGCCTAAAAATGGCCTCATTTAACGTGTTGCAGCAACACCATAAACTACGCCACCAACTATGATAGCAGAGCCAACTCCAATCCAGAACTTATTCCTATTCCACCAGTTGTTCTTCTTCTTAAGTTGCTTATTGAGATCTACTATGTTGTTATTAAGTTCACCTATTGTGATGTTCTTAATTGCAACTATAGAGTCTGTAGCTATAACCTTCTCTTCAAGAAGAACAACCTCATCCCTGAGTGCGTCATTAGCATTCTCAAGTGTTGTTATCACTGTATCGGCTGCTGCTATAACAGAATCGCACACATTGGTTGATTCTGTGATCGTTTCTTTAATTGTATTGTACTTAACTATAACCTTAGACTTAGCATTGTCAAGAGAATCGGCTCTATGCTTGACCCGAACAAGCTGGTCATCTAGCTCCTTTATTCTCGCCTCCATAGAGGCCGTTTTTACGCTGTCTAAGGCGTTAATAGTATCGACTGGTACAACTTTACCATTGTCACTATCACAACGCACCAAACAGCCTAAAATAAGGCCTATTATAAACATCGCTAAGTAGTAGATAAGTACAGCCTTGATATTAATCTTCATCTATGTCTACTCCTGTTAAGTCCTCTGCCTTGTTATTTACGAATCTCTTGATTATCCTGAATATCTTTGCATCGCTTATATCGCACATATTCTCAAGCCAACTCGAGAACTCTACTAAACATACAAGCAAACACATACCCTTTGTTAGCATCATAGATTCACTGTCTAATACATGGTTATCCAGGAAGAATAGTAAGACTGCGCCTATCACAACGCCTATTATCTTACTAATGGTATTCCATGCTTTCTTACTCTTGAACTGATACTTCTTACCAGATTTCTTAGCTCTCTTGGCATATGCAACATTTCCTGTTACGAAGTCTACGCCAATAAATACTAGCATAAGTATAAGTATTGGTGCTATTGGTGAGAAGTATGAGCATATGAAACTTACAACATATATTAATATCTTGTTTATGTTAGTTAATATTGTGTTTAACATTTTATTAAAATATGACATACGATACCGGGTTTATTTTGTCCATAACAAACATACCTACAGTAGCATGTATCTTTCTATTTTTGTCCGCGACTACAGGCAGTGTGTCAAACTCATCCGAGATGAATTTATCTCTCATATCTGAAGATACTGTATCTGCAAACTCACTGCCATCTATAGTTATACAGACTACATCCTCATCTATCTTGACATCCCACTTGGTTATCATATCACCTCCCGCTCTATTTTTCTTGGATTATAAACAGGTCCTCTTGCAATTCTTCTGTCATCACCATCGTCAGCAAAGATTGTATTCTCAAGTTCTATGATAGCTGGAGACTCTATACTATAGAGCTCGCCATCCTTAAAGAACTCGATTCTAAATCTAAGCAATCCTGGATCAAACATGAAGCTACTGTCTGAGTCTATTGTAAACTCAAGTGTTCTGTCTGTATTATCTATAATAGCAATACCATTCTCAATAGATGCTGTAAACACATATCTATTCTTATTAGTGAATGCCATTATACGAATGTTGTCATAGGATGTAAGATCAGCAAACTCGTCGTTTATGCTGCCAACCTTCATCTTAAACTTAAGCGTATCACCTATGAATCGCTTACACACCCTTCTTTCAGGTGCCTTCTTCATTTCCTTAGGAAACATGTTTTTAGATTTAATTAGTTATATACTCGATAAAGATGGATGTATAAGTATACTATCCAATCTTTAATTCCTGCCTTCTATTTCTTGGGCTGTAACTTACATGAACCCAATTGAAACCATATTCATTGATCAACTGATCAAATGGAAGGTTAAGCTTCTTTATTAGATCATATAGCTTCTTGTTCTCCTCTGGAGTATCCTTGACTGTACGTATATCAGCGGCCTCTCCAGTCTTATGTTGACTAGTAGAACTGCCACCTACGGCTCTATTCAACTTAGGGCATCTATAAGCTGAATCTACGATAATAGGAGCTCCATATGCTTCTCTGAGCGGATCCAAGATTAGCTCTATAAGCAATGTGAGTCTCTTCTTAACAGCCTCAGTTGGTGTATTATCTATCTTCTTTCTAGCTGCTGTCTTTGACTTACACAGCTCATTGATTGTAAAATACTTCATATTACTGTATGTTAAATACTGGCTTATCCGGATATCCGGTGGTAAAGTCATAGTTCTGAATCTCCTCAATTGTGTTCAATGCCTTTATCGCCATCTTATGTTCAAATGTTCTCTGCATACACTTTATTGCATACACCTCAACATCTTTGAATATAAGCCTCATGGTTGCAATTGGTATGTTAACAACACCAATCTTCTCATCGCACAATGGATATGTGGTATTACCCTCAGCCTCCCATTTATCTACAGCTCTCTCTAATGCTGTTCTATCATCTTTGTCGGCCCATAAACCAACTTCTCCAAGATAGAACTCATTAACAGCAGTAGATTTATCGTATGTATCCAATTGAGCCAATCGCATCATTCTAACATCCTCTATATCCTGATTGTAGTGAACAGTTATAGATGTATCATCCTCTGTTATTGTATAGTTGTTTGTCATAGCTCCATCCTTCACTATCATTTTGTACCCGTGCTGTAGCATCAGCGCTGGGTCGGTAGTGAATACCATAGAATCACCATCTATAAGCCTGTCTGGAGCGTATTCTATACAACCGCTAACTAGTTTTCCAAATTTAGTATTCATATTATTTATTGTTTAAAATCAACTCCAGTTGCCGTAAGTGGCAAATGCCGTACTAGTATAACTCTGATAAAGTATACCACTAGTCCTTTCATACATACCAACTTTACCGTCCCATTTTCTAACTGCTGGCTGGTAATCTCTTTGAAGTACGTCGTTCACCCACATTTTACACTCTCCTACTCTACCATAGTCCCTTGTGCTGCTTGCATATTGATTATTTTGGTTCAATGCGAACAATGTAATGATAGAGTGGCTTTGGAATGTAGTTTCTGGGATAGATACTGTTTCCACATTCCCGTTTTGATCTGTTCTTGTTACATGGTCTGGGAATGTTTCTATTGTATAGACATTATTAATATCTGCTATTCCAAACCTATAGGCATCTGTAGCAGAGTTTGCATAGTCTAATGTTGTTCTGCCAGACGCATTACTACTGCTTGAACATAGGCGGCATAAGAATTGGTTTCGGTTAACTGCATCTCTTGAGCCGAAGATAAAGAAACGGTTAGTCTGAGTAAGCTGACCTTTTATCTTTACCTTTACATTGCTACCTCCATTTATACCTGTTCCTATGTATTGCTGCCCAAGATAGCCAGAAGTAACAGTATTTTCCAAATAGTCATAATAGTCGTACTCATCAGCGAAGTTACCAACGTTGAAGTCGTATTCGTTCTCTGAATGATAGAAAACATCATTGATAGCGTCGTAGTAACCAGTCCTTCCGTCATTCCTTCTAGCAGGTTTAAGCTCCATTAGGGGTTCAGTATCCTCATATAACTCTATGGCACTCATCTTAACCCCTGCAATTTTATTTACAGGACTATTAGAGCTGGCCGTACCTATCGGAGCGTCATTATGGTTAATAGCGAATAGATACATGTTAAATGGAACCGTGAACTCCGTTCCATCCCAAGTTCTTGTTTGATCTCCTGTAGCAGTACCAGGTCTTTTTCTCACCCATTCCATAGAGGTGTTAGCAACAACATTATACCAATCATAAGCGAATGAGTTACCGAAGTTCTGGACGCTATTGCCTGTTCTTGAGAAGATGCTACCGCCTGAGGTGGTATTCTGAAACCAATAAAATACTGCAGTACGGTTACTATTACGACTGCCAAACAATATGCACTCCTGCGTAATAGTAGGAACTGAGTATCTGAGTTTTAAGCGAGTTCTATTGTTCGGCTGATAAGGCAGTATTATATACTCTCCATTACCTGTATGTTCTAGATAATCAAAGAATTCGTATGTTGCGTTTCTTTGATTACCAAGCAACGACATAAATATTCTATTTACCTTATTCATAACTATTGTGATAAATCATACTTTGTCCATACTACATAATTGGCCTTAACTCCGATTATCCAGTGTTCGTTATTACCAAAGACTGGTGTTTCTGCAAACCTAAATGCAATAGGGAACTGTATTGTTACAGGACCAGACGCTACGGTTGAAAACTCTATAATACAGTCTGCATAGTATCTAAACTCCTTGTTTGATATTAGCTGTGTAGCATAGTGTATTGTATTCGTCTTTAGGTCAGTTACTCCACCATTGGTGAATATCTCAGTGTAAGTAACCATATCACTAAGCCTATGACCATTTAAATACATCCTCTCGTCTGGAGCTAACGTACCTCCATCGACAGTTACCGTACCGGCTCCGTCGTTTATATTGAGTTCAACTTCGTTATATTGGTATTCATTATCGTCATACGATGTTCTTATGATAAGCGTATCATTTCCAAGGGCGTCACGTAATATAACTTCGCCTGTATCTGGATAAGATTCTCCAGGATATGGTTTTTGCACATGAGCGGTAATTAGATCAGCATAACCACCATTCTGGAATGATGTATAATACTCAACCTCCTCATATCCGTTATATGAGCCATCTCTATCGTCAGCCACATTCTTTCTCCATGAGTAAATAAGATCGTATCCACTATTGCAGATATCCGTGCTTATTATAGACGTTAGATATGTATGGCCGTCTCTGATTGTCGTACTTCTGCCCAAGGTTGTATACCAAAAGTCATTGCCCTGTGGTGTTCTACCATCTAGGCTCCATGTTGGAGTAAAAGCTGCATCATCAACCTGCACATCTGGATATTCTGGAAGCGTAGGGATAGTTTTATCTATACTTGGTGTGTCGAAAAAGTATGTTCCAAATGGGCCATCTAGTGATGCATACTGTATTCCATCTTGACCTATTGTAAAGAGCCCATCACCATCTGTATCATAGAGTCTGACTAACTTCATTCCGTTCTTTGTTTCGGATTGAGCAATCTTTACATCAGACATCTTAACTATACCCTTACCATTGGTTCTAGAGCTTATATCTATCTGTTTATTACCATTCTCATCCTTAAGAACTATTTGACCATTTAGGATATTGGTAGAACCCTTATCTCCGTTTACCTGCAGCTTAATGCTATGCGTACTACTATTGCTGTCGCTACGCATATCTATATACGGCTTACTGCTTGCACCAGATATTACAACTGTACGGTAACCATTATCAAGGTCCTTGAGACTAAGTTCGCCATTCTGTATAATGGTTTGATATGTACGCCAGCTGTTGTTTATAGCATCCAGTGTAATAAGCTTCTCATAATCACCTGAGCTATTGTAGTCTCCCAACCATATCTTACCACTCTGTATCCTAGTTTGACCATTTATAGTCTCTGCAGCTTCGAGAGATATCTTACCTGGTTTATCACCATCTGTAGACATCTCTATATCAGTAGCACGTATTGATGTATCTGTTGTATAATCAAACTCTCCACTTACGTAGTTCTGGAACCTCAGTACATCATCAAGCCTCTGGTTAAACATCTCAGATCTATCTGACGTTGATGATGTTCCATCCTGTACATATGTCTCTCTGGTCCCATCTTTATCTGTAATCCTTACTATGATACCAGTATCCTCTTGGTTTCTAAATGCTTCTACAATTGGGCTGAATCCATCTTCACCTGGTGCACCATCCTTTCCTGGTTCTCCATCTTTTCCTATCTTACCATCTATACCATCCTTAGCACCACCAAATGCTACATTGACTACATACTCAGGATGTATATCATTCATTAGACTTAACGTCCTGTGTCTGTTTTCATTCATAATTATTAAAAATCTTTATGACATATGGTACATTCATTGTTAGAGCGTTGTATAATGTGATGCAACTCACTCTCCTTATTAGCAGCGCTGCTATATCCAACTCTAAGTCCCATGTAATCAAGTAAGTTTATTGTAGTTATTGGAGTTTGTCCAGGTCTTAGTCCGTTTACAGCTTCAACTATTTCATTTATCTTGTTCATCATATCGAAAACAAGATTTGTAAACGCAACGTCTTCGTATATCTCATCTTCCTGACGATCCGGATAACCAAACGCTATGTCGCAATATATCGAACCGGATGCATCTACGACAAATGTGTTTTTTGCTACAGTATATGTGGTAGTCTGGCCGTTGATAACTTCTGTTCTCTTAAACCCATTTCCAATAACAAATGGACAATCCAAATACCCACCGCCTGGGTTTACTGCATCTGGAATACCCCTATTTGTTGCAGTGTTATCATTACCAATAATCAAGCAGTTGTTTCGTGTCGCAGATAATGCTGTTCCAACTAACAATGAATTACTTGCTGTGCCAATCTTTACTGGCATAGTTCCTTGCGGTGTATTCTGAACTTGATATATATCCAAGCTTCCAGTTCCGATTACATGGTTCGTTATGTTTATTGTACCAGGTTCATCCTGGTTTAATGTAAGCGAACCAAACTGATCACCATTGTCATTTACAAACGACACTGGATAGTCGTATATGTTAGCATCAAGGCGCCATACAGAGCCATCCATAGCTGCGCTAATCGTATCTGAACCTTCTATTGTAGCAAGCTTAGCATATGAATTATCAAACCCTATTACATAATTGTTATCAGCATCTCTATTTACAGTAATAGGTTCCGTACCAATTATAGGCAACTCCTGTGCTGTTACATCCTTACCATTGTATACAGAGAATTGCGTATAGATAATCTCATTACCTTCATCATCCTTACCGTATACACCATATGTAGATGCCTGACCTGACCCTGTGTTTATACTGATAGGTGCTACTCTGGTAATACCATATCCTCTGGGACCTCTATCTCCCTTATCTCCTTTATCACCCTTATCACCTTCCTTGGTGCTATTAAAACGAACCTCAACAATGTTCTGCTGAGGCTCGTCTGGGTATGTAAAATTTATATTACTCATAATTGTTGTTTACGTATCTCATTTATAGTTGCGCCAAGCTTGGCGTTATAGAATGCAACTATATCGTCTATATCACAATCGAACATCCAACCATAATTAAGCAAATCTTTCGAATTAAAGCAATTTATGGTTTTTATATGATCGCTACTTCTGCTCACAGTATACTTCGGTGATATCACATCAATAGCAGCGCAGAATATACGCTCATCAAACTTATGCTGTATTCCAATGCTAGATGCGTAGTCATATATATGTATATACGCCTCTGCTAAGCAGCAAATCGACTCCATGCTTCCGAATACAGCACCACTGTTTATTCTAAATCCTCTATCTAATGCATAGTACGAAGATAGGAAAACATCTGCACTATTATCTGATATCATTTCATCAATTGTGCCAGTTTCTATATAAACATCATTGCAATCTATTATCAATACATATTTATACTTGAGGTGATTTTGTATGATATATTTCATAACATCATACATCTTTTGCGAATTATGCTTTTTGCCATTCATAATTGACACTGCACAATACCTATCAGATATCGAATTGAAGTCATGATCTTTGTATGTGATAATCAGGACGTCGTTGCGTGTTTGCTCAAATGCAAAATCGTCTTTTATCTTTAGCACATTCTTTATGCCTCCAGGGAAGTGAAATATCATGGATTTACCGTTGGAATATGATACATATCTTTACTTACAACCTCCTCTGCATCTATAGACAATATTATGCTTGATACATAATCTGTTATATCAGATATTTGTCCATCTTCATCAATACCATCATATATTGTCCCTGCTTTTGGAAGTGTAAATAATATCGCGTACACATCACTGTCGTCGCCATCATCTATTATATACGTATTACATTCATCTAATGAAGCTTGTCCGTCAAATGTATTTAGCTTATCATTAAGTTGCGCTGTAGTTAGAACTGCAGTTGCATCAAGCGTTACAGTTACATAGCTCAAATCGCTTGATTTTGTTACATCAAGAGTATCTGGAGTTCCAGTGTTTAATGAAACGTCTGCAACATAGCTCAAATCCTTAACATGAAACTCATCTGTATATGCAGCTATCTCAAATTTATTTCCACTAGACACTAGATTTCTATACATACTAGCAGCGTTTCTTGGTATCAAAACAGGCTTAGATAGTACGGTTAATTTGTTATCGAAATCCGTCTCGTTATTAAACCCAACTGTATTATTACCATCTGAGATTGATGGCCTGTCATCCCATACGCCAAAATCTGTTCCGTATCCATATTCTATGTAATATTCAAACGTTTGGCCAACTGACGATATTTTGTCTCCTCCTGCGATGAATTGCGTTATATTAAGTCTATACACAGAGCCCTTCTTAAATAATGGTAATGCTATTTTATAATAACCATTATATGTCTCACCCTGTTCGCCTGGTATAGGTATTGCTGTATATGCAGCAGCACCGAGTGTAGCTATGGATATCAAACTATCTATAACAGATTTCGTCGTACCAGTAAGTGTTGATGATACGTGCGTGTAGTCGCCTACCAGATCAAAATGAAATTTTTTATTTTGATGCAACATACCGTAAACTCTATTCGAGCCAGATGGGAATACACCGTCAAATGTTAAGTCCTGGGTGCCCCTATACTGTGGAATTCCGATCAAGTCACTGTAACTACCAGTTCTAGCAACCTTAGATAATGTGATATATTCTGGGTTGGCTGCATTAGCATGGAACGTCCCAATAGCTGTATATGTTTCAGGAGTTGCATTGTCTACAGATTGTATTGTAAGCTCAGCATTACCAATGATTGGTTTATTACTTAAATCAGTATACGATCCGCTAGTTGCAACCGTAGCTAAATCAGATTTTTTCGCATAGCTTGATGCGTCAGTTAACTCAGCAACTGTTGTTGGAACAAGTATATTTATAGTTTTAGGCGAGCTTTGATCTAATGTAAAATAATTTATCTCAGTACCATTTCTTTGGATTGTAATACGGCTATCATTTGCAGCTGCAGGTATAGTAGGCTTATCAATTAAGTCATTGTAGTTGCCAGTCTTTGATATCTTATGTAATCTTATATCATTAGACATAGACTCATCACCTGGTCCTGGTGTTACTGCAGTTGAATTATTCGTATGCAATGTACCAGCAGTACCAGTTGCACCTGTACGACCATTGTATACATTAAATGTCTTTGTTGTCTCATCAGAGAGATGTACTGTAACTACATTTGCTTGACCATCAAATGTACTCTGCTCTACCGTTATATCATCTATGCCAACGCCATCTTGGCCATCTTGACCATTCTGTCCATTCTGTCCAGCTGCACCAGTAGAACCCTTTGTTCCATTCTTTATAAAGAACGACGAAGATCTACCATCTGTAAGTGTAGCTACTATTTTGTTTATTCCGCCGTCCTGCTGTGATGCCTCTACTTGTATTATAGATGCAACGCCAACACCTTGCTGACCTTGCTGTCCATCCTCTCCAACTGGAAGGTTGAAGGTTCCAAGCAGAACTTCTGGCGTTTGATCTGACCATACACCATACTCCTTATATAATGGTGAGTGTTGCTCTTCCATTAGACCAATCCTACCTATACTAACGCCAGGTACACCCTGTATACCGGTAGCTCCAGATAAGTCTGTTATGAACTCATACCGCTGAGTTCCCTTTACGTATAATCTAGCATTCTCTGATTGATCTACACTATTGGTTATACATACGAATACACCCATTGGTACATCTGGATTACTATAGTCAGCATCCATCTCTGCCACTGAGTTATATACCTTGTATATTGTAAATGGATCACCCTTCTCACCCTTAGGTCCTCTAATATTCTGCTCATCTGGGTTCTCAAGACCTTTATCGTTGGTCCACGATATCTCACCTCCTACACTAACTGTAGGAGTAAATGTAGCACCAGTCTCGCCCTTAACACTTACTGGCTGTGGTGGGTTTTGTCCTTCTGGTGCAATCCATGAGATAACACCTTCCTGTGATACAGATGGTATAAATACACCACCATCTTCTCCATTCTGACCGTCTTGACCAGATACCAAATCAAAGTTTAATGATAACTTACCATCTCCTTCATCGGATATGGTTACATGAGGTTGGTCATCTTCTGACTCCTTTACTGTTCCTATCTGTAGATCTGGAGCAACACCGTCACGGCCATCCTTGCCGTCAACGCCATCTTTGCCTCCTCCAAACTCTACATTAAGAATATAACCTCTTCCATCAATTATATCTACTGCACTCATATCCTTTAATCTCTATAATAACCCCTATCATCATCACTAAGATCGCTATTGCCAAATCCGACTACATTGCCGAAGTGGTGTGGACCGTGTGGATGTCTATCATAAAACTCTCTAGGTACATATGTTCCATGGTGTCCATGTGGGTGGAAATGTGGTTTATCGTCATTCATCTCCCATGGAGCTATATCAGATTCCTTCTTAATCAAAGCGTCTGACAGCTTAAATGCACGAGCTCTACCTATGTTGTTAAGCTTGTGGTATTTAACTCCAGTCTTCAATGTACCTTCTATAGCTGCATCTGGATTATCCAACATAGATGTCGCTACACCTGTTGTTTCCTCTGGATCTGTATATGTAAACGGTAATCTAGCAGATATCTTAAATATCTTCTTACCAGATCTATCGTAATTGTCATTATCTCCAGACGTTTCGGTCTCCCACTTTCCGTTAGCTTCAAATTCCACGAAGTCACCTTTAATAGCAAATCTTCCGCTAATTGCACCATCACCATATGGGTAACTAGTCTCTTCTGTTGCGTTAAGGTCTAACTTAGAAAGCTTACCTTTGAACTCACCTGTAACATCATTGAATGTTGCCTCAAAGTTGCAACGATACTCAGGCTCTGTAGTTGATGTAAACAACACATTTGTAGCTGTAAGCTTATTGGTCTTCTTATCGAATGTAATACCAAGATCAGTCTTTACACCATCTTCAGTACCACCTGTAACAACTATATCCTGCTCAGTAAACTCTGTACTAGATACTCTAGCTACATTAGTCTCAACTATATACTGTCCACAAGGCATGAATTCTGTGGTCTTAGAGTCTATTATGCATTCATATACATAATCACCCTTATCTGACTGATATGCCTTTACAATTGGAATAAAGCCCTTAAGCTCACGCTTAGATGCTTTTACAACCTTCTTGAATGGAGCACCTTCATTATAGAAGTACAGCATAAGGTCCTGATAGTTATCAGTGATGTTCTCAAGCTGACCGTCGTTGTCTCTTATTGTAACAAAGAATCGTATATCCTCTCCTTTGTAAAATCTTTTGTTATCGTACATATTGTATTAGTATATATACACAAAAGGCGCAGTGGTATATAACCACCACGCCAGTGTGTATTAGTTAATATGCTTATTACGCTGTTGGTTTAGAAGACTCATTAGTGTCTGTTATGCCAAATACATCAACTAATTTACCATCTCCAGTCAGTGCGTTAGCATCGTGATCGATAAATATAGTAGTCTGCAGTGGAGTAGACTTGATGAACTGGTTGTCTGCAGAACGGTAGTCGTTGTTATAGAGAATATCTACAACATCGTAAGTCTTACCTTTCTCTACCATCTGAGTACCAGTGAGCTGATTCCAGCGGCAGTCGTTGAAGAACATAGAACCTCTATAGCCAAGAGCTCTCTTCTCGATATCTCTAACGACCTTCCAGTATCCAACACCTGCATCAGCAGCAGCTACTGTCTTAGCAGTGTAAGCTGCAACACCGTCGCTAGTGAGGGTTACATCCTGGATATCGATAGCGTGGAACTCATAGAGAGTGTCAACTTTGTCATCGATAGTGATGTCCTTAGCTGTGAGAGTCAGAACGCCTGCAGCAGATGTAGCTACTACTCTAGCGTTACGTCCAGCAGAAGTTGTCTTGCTGTTGATTGCAGCTGCGAATGCATCAGCAAGGTCAGCAGCAGAAGCAGTCTTTGCATAAAGATCGAAAGACTGAGTAAACTGGATAGGCATCTCCAATACATCGTTGTAAGCAATACGCAGAACGTATCTCTTGCCAATAACTGGAGTACCAATTGTCAAAGTAGCAACTGAGTTAGCCTTAGCTCTGTAAGCCTCCTGAGTTATGCTCTCAACCTTATCCTTAGTTATCTTGTCTGAAAGATAGAACTCGCCATCAGCGTTAACCTTTGTACCAACAAAGATTGGCTGACCTGCAGCGAATGCAGTCTTAGCTGCAGTGCTAGCGATGAAGTTCTTCTTAGAATCAAAGAAATACAGAGTGCCCTCTACAGCGTTTGTAATCTGGGCGTCTCTAGTAGCTCCTGTTGGTACTGCGGCACCGAGCGCCTTGCAAACCAACACTTTTCTTACATGTTTTGCCATAATTTAAATATTAATAAAATTACTGTTGCGTTGTTAATAAACTATTAGTTGTTGTCATTCTATCTGTATTGGATATACTCTCCAGAGCCAACGTTACAGCCATCATTACGATTTCGTCATGCGCATGTTCTGGTATATAAGTATATTCAGTATCCCATTCTTTAAAGTTGAATACATCTGGTCTCTTGATGTACGTAAATCGTACGCTATCAATATCGTAAGTACCGTCCGTTATGTATTCAATATACTCTCTATAGGAGAGCCGTAGAGGCCTTGCATTATTAGCATTAAGATTAAACTCCGATAGATAGTCGTTCTTCTTTGTTGTAATGTTGTCATAAGTCGTGTTGATTGGATCAACTAGCTTTGGTATTGGTTTACCAAATGCACATGTTTTACACATATCACCCAATCTTTCACATGGCTTATCACATGGACTCTTTGGCCAGCGTCTATCTGTAGATGTAATAAATACATCTTCTCCGACACCAAACCAGTAGTCCTCTGGCCTGTACACAAAGTAGTCAGTGCCTTCAACTTTTTTAGGTTCAACAACCTTAGTTTGTAAAGTATTTCTAAGGTCCGCATCTCTCTTTTCAGATGTCTGAAATCCATCTGACTTATAAGCATCAGTACCAGAATACCGCTGCTTTACGAACCTTATTACAGCCTGGGTTAGCCAGAAGTCGATTTCCTCTGGCGTAAAGGAAGGATATCCGATTATATCCTCTTTATCTAGCCTTATATTAAATGCCAGATGAAATTCTTTTGTAGTCATTATTTACTTTCAACCTCAGCTTTAATTGCCAAATATATCTCCTGATTAGCCTTACTCTTAAGGTATGCTACAGTATCTGTCAGGGATGTGCCTATTGTATCAGTGCCATAGTAGTATACATTTCTGTTTCTCCTAAGCACATTCTTAGATAATGCATCTTCAATCAGGATGTAGAAATCTCTATCTTTATTGTTGGTCCATTTGGTCATGAAGTCAGAAGGCTTATTGATAACGATATCAAACATGCGCTCTCTGCACTTCTCAGAAGAAAGATCTCTAGAGTTGACACCAAACAATCTGAGACATGCAATGATATCGTCGATAGACATCTTGTCGTACTCCTTGATTGCTGCAACCTTCTTCTCGTTTGCAATGTTCTTCTTCTTAGCCTCAGCCTCCTCGTTGATCATTACATACAATGCTCTAGGCTTCTTATCCTCGTAACCATCCATAACCTCAATATGGTGCTTACAATACTCGTATTTAAATCTATCCTCAGGCTTATCTGTATCAAGAACTACGGGTCTATTACCCTGAAGCTTGACAGCGATAAATGAATCCCAGAACTTAACGTTTCCTGGATCGAGGTAACCCTCTGAATAGCCGAGAAGCTTCTCATATTCTCTACGCTCCTCGTTTGTAAATGCACCTGCATAAGGGAGACCACTACGTGTGATCCATCCTCCTATATATTTTACTGAATTTCTATTGAGACTATTTCTCAAGAAATTCGAATTTAACTGTTTTACTATGACTTCCATATTCTTTTAAAATAGAAGCAGGGACTACTTAAAGCCCCTGCGTATTGTCTATATATTACTCTGCTATCTTAGTCAGGATACCACATGGACGTGGATCAAGAACTGCGATACCTACCTCAGACAGGATCTGCAATGAGTATCCGTCCTTAGCGTTAGATGCTACAGTAGTGAAAGAACCCTTGTTCAAACCTGGATCTGTCATACCGGTTACGACTCTCATAACGAGCTCACGGTTTCTCTTAGCGAACTTACGGATGTTAGACTTACCGTTGATGTTGCCGTTGTAGAGAATCAAGAACTCATATGAACGGAGAGGCTTCAATGTTACTGGATCCAACTCTCTGTTGAGCTCAGCGTCATCGAAGATAGGAGCGTGCATAACTGTAAGAGTTATACCGTTGTGCATCTCATAAGTCTTGAACTCACCGCTCAGCTTCAGATCACGACCTGAGCCAGATACGAAGTGAGTATCAATCAGGTTGTATGCACCAGCCTTCTCCTCGAGTACACGAGAGAACTCTCTCTTACCCATTGCACCAGTGAATGCAACGAACTTCAACTCCTGAGAACCGATACCAGTTCCGATGATGTTGTAAGCAAGGTCAAACAGGAACTCATCGAGGATATCAGCAGTCAACTTAGTATAAGTACGTCTGTTGAATGGAGCGATCTGCTCATACAGACCAGCACCTGCCTCGATAGGACGACCGTTAGTGCCAGATATTACTGAAGTACCGTCAGCCTTCATTGTAGACTTACCGAAGATCAAACCAGCCTCAACGCGACGTGCGTGCTGATTCAAAGCAAGCCACTCCTGATATGGACCCCACAGGTAGTTGATCTTACCGTTGCCGTCCTTAACACCTACAGAAAGAACATCTGTAGCAGCACTACCGGTGATGTCTGCACGAAGACGCATGATAGACAGTCTGTTAGACATCTTAACAGTAGTAGTGTAGTTCAGGATATCAGCCTCATCTGAATACTCCTCATAGAGAGAGTAGAGACGGCTAACGCCCTTACCTGGCATCAGGTATGAACCTGGGATAGAGAATGCAGTATCGCTAGAGATTGGCTGCAGCTGATATACCCAGTAACCACCATCATTGATAGGCTCGGCGATTACACGTGCCTGATAGTCGTAGTTATCGAATACAAGAACAGCACCAACGCTGAACAACTTCTCGTCTACCCAGATTGCTATTGTATCCATTGGAGTTGCGAAAGCTGTAGGAGTAACGATAGTACCGTTGATCTCAGCTCTCTTGATGAACAATGGCTTGTCTGAGTTAGTCTCAAGCTGCCACTCGTATACTGAGCTATCAATCTGCTCAGTCTTGCCGAGTCCACCTGTGATCAGGTCAAGTGTAGTCTTGTAGTTAGTTACGTTAGTTGTACCAAATGTGAAGGAAATAATTCCTGGAATTTTGTGTGGCTCACGAAGCAATGCGTTGCCAAGCATATTCTCATCAACGAGATCAGCAAAACGCTTACCGCGACCAATCACCAAATTACTAATTGCGCTCTGTGATGGCATAATAAATAAATTTTAAATGTTTTATATTAGAACCCAAACGCACTCACAAAGTCGTCTATGCTACCCGTCTTTGCTGATGGTTTCGTTCCTTTTACTTTGTTTGACGCAAGTGCTTTCTTAAATTTCATAGCTGCGCTAGTCTCACCGGACTTCTTAATTGACTGAACCAATGCGTCTCCTCGCATAGTAAAGAAAGCTGACTCAATCATGTTGTTGATACTCTTACCGTATTCCTCCTGCCACTTGGTCTTACCATTTGGCTGGATCTTAAACATGTAATCAACCAACTCCTTCTTGTCCTTCTGAGATAGTTTGATACCGCGGATATTGTCAGAAGACTTAATGGTATTCAAGGCATTCTCAAAGATTGCTCTCTGCGACTCCTCGTACTCCTTACGCTCCTTCTCCTGCTGCTTTAACATAGCTGCAGTTTCCTTCTCCTTAGCCTTCTTGATTCTAGCAAGTGCGTCTTCCGCCTCATCTTGAAGGATTCCGGTATCTTCATACTTCTTGATCTTGCGAGCTATCTGATTATCATCATACCCTTCGAGCTCGAGGTAATCTGACAAAACTCGTCTTTGATTGCCCTCATCCTCGAGGTTGATGTTATCGTAAGAGATGGCCTCCTTCTGAACTTTATAAAACTTCTCGAAGTCACCGCCATTCTTCAAATACTCGTCAAGCTGTCTGACGCGATCATCAGCATACTCAGGTTCGCTACTCTTCTCGACTATCTCAGCAAGTGTATTAATGAGATCATCTGCGGATTTAGGCGCCTCAAAGTCGTCATCAAATTCCAATCCCATCTTCTCTACCAATGAGTCGAACAAGGTTGTAACAACACCCTCATCTGGTTCAACGTCATCTGAGCCATCGTTGTCATCAGTATCAGTGCCATTAGGTTCGTCGACTGTGTTGTCGTTATCATCATCATCAGTCTTGTCTTCTGGCTCATCTACTGGATCATCCTTCTTATCTTTAGGATCATCATCTTTAGGCTCGTCCTTTTCAGTGTCATCATTGTTATCTACATCAGTCTCTTCATCCTCCCAAGGAAATGGAGTATCTATCTCCTCGACAGTATCAGCTGATGGATTAACATCCTGCTTCTTTGCCATAATTAAAAATTATATTTAAGGGTTACTTCTCTCCGACAGTCTTGTTTTTCAACGCTGTCTTCGCTTTTAATTCTTCTCTCTTATAAGCTTCTTCGTCTTTCATCTTCTGAAGCTTTATCTGTGAATTAAGTTTCTCTTTCTCAAGTTCTATCTTAGCAGTATCTGTTGCTAACTTAGCTGCAGCCTTAAGTCTTTCAGTTTCAGCCTTAAGCTCAATCTCCCTATCCTTAAGGGATCTTTCGTATTCTGCAGTTGTTTCTGCCTCAGTCTGCTGTCTATTTGCTAATGCAAGCTTTCCTATCTCTATAGGATCTGGGGTACCATTGAGATCCTGGTCAAGCTCTCTAACTCCCCTGTAAGCACTAAGCTCTGCAACATATATGTCAGTCTCAGCCTCAACATCAATCTTGTATTTCTGGAGTTCAAGCTCTTGCTGCTTAAATGCATTCTCCTGCTCTCTGTATTGATTCTCAAGCTGGATCTTCTGCATCTCCATTTCTTGCTGCTGTTGCTGTGCTTCCTGAGCCTGCTGCATTCTCTTCTCTTCGATCTTAGCAAGCTTCTCTTTTATCGCATTAGTATTATCTAACGTTATTACCTCCATTACATCAAGGAGGGTTGCTCCGTTCTGCATAGCCGGCTGTAATAACTGCTTCATTGCATCTATATTCTGCAGCTCCTTAGTGTCATCACCTACGAATATATCGAAGTCCTCATAAAGGAATTCATCTGATATATCCATGAATACTCTCTGCATATCATCTGTAATAAAGTGGAGCTTCTTCTTACCGCTTAATGCCCAAGCTGATTTAGCTGTGTCTATAAGCATCTTAATAGCTCTCTTCTTACATTCTCTATGCATATGGAATATAGGCTCTGTAGCTAATACAGATTGGTTTACAGATCTTTCTACAGATCCAACCAACTCTCTATTTTGTATCATACCCTCAGCCTGTGGTGTAATACCTGTAATAGTAGCTGCAAGTCTTTCTATCTCCTGTAGTAACTGTATATATGATCCTACAGTGTTTGTAAATGAAAGGTTTGCTACACTAAACTGATTATATGCAGCTGCATGACCACCTCTATGTACATCCTCGCCTTCCTCATATGGATTGAAGAAGTTTACACCAAGTGATGACAAGTAGTGTATCCATGCCTCTCTTCCTATCTGTTTAGGTATCTGAGTTATATCCATATTCAACACTTGGCCCTTGTCTCTTGCTAATGCAAGTTCTATACGATACCATATGATTATATATAAGTATTGTAATGGCTTAAGTATTGATACTATAGATTTAGGATTACTGTTAGTATTTGAATATATAACTCCAGTATATGGAAGCTTCTGTGAGTTAGGGTTATCTATAGATACATGCTGGTATTGTAATGGCTGAATGCCACAATACATATCAGCACCAATCTTATATCCTTCCCACACCTCTATTATCCAGTCCCAATCTAGCGCCAATTCCTGGCCTGTGACTGCATAATCCTCGGATACTATGGTTTCCTGAGGCTGTCCAGCTTCATCAAGGTATGTTAAGAAACCAACCTTCTTAAATGACTTCCATGTAACGTGGAATACATCAAGACAACCAGAGTTTGTATATTCATCGAAATCTCCAAATACCTGTGTCCAGTTGATATCTGTTTGATCCTTAGCTAATGTATTAAACTTATCGTAACCATCATTTGCAAGTCTAAGTATCTTATCCAAGTCAGATGGCTTAAGCTTATCATACATTCTATCATATATCTCAGCAGGAGTCATACGCATCTTTCTTACAGCCCATGACCCATCCTCGATAAACTCGAGATCTGGTGACTGATCGAATGATATGTATAATGGATTTACTCGCTCCAATACAGGCTCACCGTTGATTATACCTGTGTAGTATATCTCCCTAGCAGCGATAAGAGCATCCTTAAATCCCTTATGGAACTCATGCTTTGTATTGTTCTTTTCTTTGAGGTAATTGTATGTTGCGTATGCAACTGTCTCTGCTACATCCTTATAATCATTCTTCATGTATTTAGCTATAGCATCAGGTGGCATAACTTCACCAGATTGTAACTGCTGCTGAAACTGTGCTTGCTGTTCTGGGCTAAGCTTAGATAAGAATAACTGCATTACATATTCCTCAAGAAGTTGTCTCTGCTTCTCTTGGTATTCACCAGCTGCGTCATCACCTGTTCTGTATATCTTTACAGTATCAGGTCTTCCGGCTTCATTACCAAGCAATGCATTTACCTTATTTCTGATTATATTGAAGTTCTGTATTCTAGCAGGAAAACCAGCATCTACACCATATGGAGATGTAACATGCTTGAGATCTTTCTCGTCGAATACACCATTGTAGAGATCGTAATTGGTTGCCATATCCTTGGCACCCTGCATATCTATGCCATACATACCCGATATGTAATCAACGCACGCCTCCTTCCATTGCTTAGTCTTCTTAGACTGCGGAAGCTTTTGTGGTGGCATTGATGAATATATGTAATCTCTCATATGATTAGAAATTAGTTTTTATAAAATCGGCATGTACAACACTATCTGTGTTGTCTTTGAAGAAGTCGAATCCGAAGAACTGCTCCTTCTTATCTTCCTCCTTCCTTTCTTTTACGGATACGTTATACATATCCTCTCTAAGTATTAAGCACATTATGAAAGCTATAACACGGTCAAAGTTACCTGTATCGTTATAAGCTATAAGCTCTTCAAGTAATGGCTCTGATAGGATAGTAGTAAGCCTCTTTACTCCAGGGCTTATCTCCTCGTTTAACCATTCCTTGATGAGGCCTAATCCATATTCCTTAATAAACTTAGTCATGTGTATACCCTTACGTCTGTTTACGTGGGTATCTTGTATGATATCATTTACGATGTCTGGTGTATCGACAAGTAGGTGTTCGCAATGTTTCTGTGTGAAGTAAACATGCAATCCTTTTCTTTCGTTCTCATACAACAGTCTTGCATTGTAATACTCTAGAAGTCTCCTACAATTCTCGTAATACTCTTCTGCCGTAGGCGGCCTTCCTGTGTATTCTGCAACTATAATATCGTAATATGATTCTATGTTATTAAAGCGCTTATATATGAAGAATGATCCCAATGATCCAGTTTGTGATACATCGTGGTCATATGGGTCACATCCTGCTATATACAACCCAAATGGTGCTGCAGGATCTGGATGTTCCCATATTACTATAGAACCAGTCTTATCCTCGCCATCTGGTATATCGTATGTAAGTATATCACCAAACTTCTTCTGCCTCCACACCAGCTGTCCAGTTTCAGTTCTAACTAGATCACCAACCTGTTTGCTAGCCTGAAGTTTACTGTTTGTTCGTATATTAGATAGATGCTCCATTAAGTCCTTCTTAGGGAATATATTACCCTTAAGATCAAGCATTGCTTCTCTAGGGGTTAATGGTCTTTCTGCAATATATCTATCTACAGCAGTTTGTGATGTTGACTTAGATATAAGAGCCTCTCTATCCTCAAGGATCTTCTGTCTTGATATGATGTCGAATGTATTACCATCCTCATCCATGTATATCCTCTTACCGGTATGTCTATCAACAATATCCATATTTGTTGATTGCGGTATAAAGAATCCACATGGTTTATCGCTTATTCCATCATCCCATATATTCTTAAAGCCTAAGCAGTTATACGCTGCAGGTTTGTAGAACATATCTTTAAGAGTAGCAAAGTTAGAGTCTTTGTCTCCTCCAGTACCATAAGCGATCATCAATCCAAATGCAACGCCATCGTCCTCTACAGATGGTCTGGCAATCTGCCATGCTGCACCTAACTCCTTGAATGATCCAGCCTCCTCAAATAATATAAGCTTAGCTTTCTTACCACGAACTACGTCAGGGTTGTTATTAAGCGTTACGCCTATAATCTCAGATTTGAATCCAGCCTCAACCTCATTGCCGTATTGGTCTTTAGTAAAGAATCCTGCACGCCTATGAAGCTCCTTATTGATGGACCTCTTCTTTCCCCAAGCCGTATGTTCGTCTATGAATGACATGTAATCCCACGCCTTGGTCAACACACCATCACCAGTAAGGTATTCCTTCTTAGATGCATATATATACGTCTTAGAGTTAGGTATGAAGTAAAAGTTCCTACAGGCCATAGATGCAGCCTTGTATGAATAACCCTTACGTCTACTCTTCAGTACGCATAAATGCTTACCTAAGTCCTCAGCCTCTTCTATAGCTGAATAGTAGTATGCATCATAGTCGTAGAAGTTTGGGAACGTCAAATCCTGAGTTCTCTTTACGATTACCTCACCGTTAGGCAGTGTTGTTATCTTATTTACATTTCGTTGTATTGGGCAGTAGTTTAAGTAGAAGTAGAAGTATCCTGATATGTAATCGCCATCACTAGCGGTATAACCATTAATACATCTATCTGTCTCTTCATCCCAATACTTCTTGAAATCACTACTCCCATATGGAGCGCTTGTGTAATATCCGTGTTCTGTAAAGTATATAGCTGCCTGCCTAAACTTGTCGGTATTCTTGTATTTCCGCTTAAAATCTACAGTGGAAATACCTGTATTATTTTCAACCATAGTCTAAAAACAGACAAACCCATGCCAACTTAATGACACGGGTTTATTATGAGTTTGTAATTATTAACCTAGCAGATTCTTAAAGAATTCGCACAACTTCTCGAAGAATGACTTCTTCTTCTCTGGCACCTGAACAACTACATTCTTAGGTCTACCAACCTTCTTCTTTGTAGTCTTCTTTGCTGCGGTCTTCTTAACCTGCTTGTTGTTTGGCTGCTCAAAGCCAATCTGTTTTACCTTCTTCATAATATATATTATTGTTAAACAAATTCTAACTAGCAGGCTGCTCATACATTCCGATTTCAGATTTACCTCTTACTTTCTTTGTTGATGTTGTCTGCTCCTTCTGAACCGCTTCCCTTGCTGCCTCCAATGTCTTTAAAGCTTTGTCGATCTTCTCCATCCACTTCAAAACATCATCTGCTGTAACAAGAGGCTTACCTGATCTATCTACTTCACCTCGTTTGTCCTTAAGAGCTTTAAACTCACTAATAACAAACTCTGCTCCCTCTTCAGCTGCATCAAGCAACCTAGTTGATGGTGTTGATGAGAATCTCTTGAATTCATCTATAAGATCATACTTAGGATCAACCTTAAAGTTCTCATCTCCGAACACATCCTTCTTGATCATGCTGTCACGAATCTCTTCATCATAAGCTTTATACGGTGAATTGAAGTATGTCTTGTAAATTGCATATGATGCATATTTGAAGAACATCTTATCATCTTTAAGCTCATCGTATACTTGCTTAACCTTTGGGATTCCGTAGATTATATTGTCAAGTATTATACTAAAATTCTGTATATCAAAAAACTTCATATTCTAAGTAAAGTACGAGGCCGGGAGGCAAAACACAAAAGTGAAAAATCCTCCCAGCTGCCAGATCTTGGACTCGTACATAAACCTTGTAACTACCATTTATAGTAGTTATGTGTTATCGTTTGTTAATTAACCCCGAAAAATTTAGGAAGAAACTTATCTGGTAGCATCTCCTTTGGGTTCATTATTGTGACCCAAACTCCAGGGTTCTCTTTGTCTACAGAATACCATCGTCCGTCATACTTAAGTGGCATCGGTATTACATGATCCATATCATCATCCTCTATTACATCAAAAGCGATAAGTAGATCAAGTATTATCTGACACATATTATGGAAATCAAATTTATGCTTCGTTCCTCTTACGAAATGAAATCCAATTACTATTGGCTCATCTGGTTTTGCATAACTAAACATCTCTTTAAGATCCATAGTAGGGAATAAGCATGACTTCTTCTTATAGAACTTTACTTCCCTCTTTGCTGGATTGAATCCCATTATGCCAAGATCTGTAAGATACTTCTTGACTGTCTTGGAATGGAATACCCCATTCTTTGTTGCGATCTTTGAGTTCTTTGACGATGGTGTGTTAAATGGTATGAATATCATTACTTGCCTGTTGATCCATATCCGCCGGTACCTCTCTCTGTAGCACTAAGCTTATCTACAAGCTTAATCTTAGATACCTGAGCTATAGGAACTATTACTAACTGACCAACCCTCTCTCCAACCTGATAGAACTCATCCTTGTTGTCTTTGAACAAGAACCAGAAAAGCTTGCTGGCCATGTATCTTGTAATACCCTTCCATCCGGTCATTCTGTATACTACCGATATATCTCCTCTGTAATCTGAATCTATAACACCGACACAGTTTGACTGAATGAGACCCTTCTTACATATTGAGCTTCTGGAGAACAGGAGACCTACATATCCCTTAGGAATCTCTACGGCCAATCCTGTCTTGTACTTAACAAGCCCTTCCTTGTAGTCTATAGTTCTACTTACTGCATACAGATCAGCTCCAGCTGCTCCCTTAGTTGCAATCAGGGGCTCCTTGGCCCCCTCTCGCAATATCTTAGCTTTAAGAATCATATTACTTAGACTCTGTTTCTACAACCTCTGGCTCCAAAACCTCTGCTGCTGGAGCTTCACTAGTCTCAGCATCATCCTTAGCCTCAGTCTTAGGCTCATCAAATGTAAGCTCAATATCCTCTGCCTTTACTATAGAGAGGACAGCAAAAATTCCACCAGCCTTCTCTGAATCCTTATCGGCCTTCTCGTCATGAGCTCTGATAATTGCAGGAGCTGCATTTGTTGTAAGCTTGAATGGGATAAAGATATCGGTCTCAATACCTGGTCTAACGATCATTGGTGATACAGCTGAGATCAATGATGAACCTGCTGTCTCTACAGATGGAGCAAGGATTCCATAGTAACCCTCTGGTATTACAACCTTCCATCCTGAGTGGATATCTATAACATCAGTCTTATCGACTATCTGCTCTCTATTAATCAGCTCAGCTCTAAAGTACAGAATACCATTAGAACCTTTTGCAAACTCCGGCTTCTGTGCCGTCTCAATTACCTTTTTCAGTGTTACGTTCATTGTTTAGTTTCTTATAACGTTCGTAATCTTGTTTTCTAATAAACAGCCTATCGTAATCAGATATCTTTAATCTATCTATAGATTTGCTAGGCTTTCTTCTGAGATGACCAAGTGGGCCTACTGATATGTTAAATTCGGTCCCACTTAATGCCATGCTCTTTATGTAGTCAGAATGTAACTTTATTACTTCTGCAACCTTATCTCGCGGAATCGCAAGCTTCTCCGATACAATCGTTGATAGACTTCTTCTTCTCATCATGAGCTCTCTTTTTGTCATCATGAAACGCTCTCAATATCCAACTAAGATTTGATATCGTATCATTTATACGTCTCTCAACCTCGAAACCCTCTTGATTGTCAAAACCTCTGCCAATGAATCTCTTTCTTAAGGAGAGATCGTAACACTCAAGCGCACTGCGGAATGTGGTCATCATCTCAACAATCTCATTCTTGAGCTCCTCGTTGCTAAGCTTATCTGCGTGGTTGATTAGCCAATTAAAGTCAAACGTCTTCTCAAAAACAGCCTCATCTGGAGTATCGCTATCCTCAGGCTTGTCTGTATCAACCTCTGGCTTATCAGTATCATCCTGGCTGTCATCGGTATCCTCGTCAACCTTATCGAGTATTCCCTTCTTAATCAGACATGTGAAGTGATCTGCATTATCAAGAACGAAATCCGGGTCTATTCCAAAAGCGATAATACTAGTAGTCTCATTCCCATTCCCATCCTCTGAATATGACTCACTTCTATATATGAACAGATTTGAATTCATATCGTATGTAAGCTTATCTCCCTTCTCAAACTGATATTGTCCATAAGCGATAGGCTTAGATACTTCGATAATCAACGCTGCGTCTACGTTATTTCTTTTCATATTCTCTTTTAATTAAGCTTTCTGTTATTGCCATGTTGGTTCCAGCTACGGTGGATGCATAGTGGTCTACCAACATGTTGTATGGGTCTTCATGGTGACCCTTGGTCCATTTTATCTTTACATTCATTGAGCAGAGCAATCCGTATAATCTAACCCATAGGTCTATATTCTTCTTGCCTGCAAATGAAGAATCAATCCACTTATCAAGCCATCCATTGTTAATGGTATTCTCTACGTATTTGGAATCTGTAATGATAGTCACGTCCTTGTATCCCAATGATTGAGCTTTAAGTAATCCGTTTATCACTGCAGTCATTTCCATCCTGTTGTTTGTTGTATTCTCTACAGCCCCATAGGATAGTAGCATATTGCCATTAGCTATAGACATCAAGAATGCCCAACCTCCATTACCAGGATTGCTTTTACATGAACCATCTGTATAGATGACTGCGTTCATATTACTTCTTTACTTCGTTATACCTAGCAACCACATTGTATGGGTTCACGAATACAGCATCCTTAAGCTGGTCGAATGGTATAGCGCTACTATTTGGATAGAGGATTATATCACCAACCTTAAGCTGTATTTGCTCATTACTCTCTGTGTTGTAGTTATATGGTGTCTTAAGGATAATACCCTTTCTGTATGTAGAATCAACCTTCTTTACTACTGTCTCAGTCTTAGAGTAAGTAGGGACTCCGTTCTCATCCTTGATTATCTTACCATCTGCATCCTTGTCAAATACTGGCTCCTCCTGCTTGATTGTAACCTTAATTGGCTTCAATGGCTTTACGAGCAGTCTGTCTCTGAACTCCATCTGCAGCTTGTCATTGATAATCTTAATCATTTTAGCATCTACTTCAGTCATACTTAATGTTTTTAAAGTTAATTTCTTTTATTGCATCCACAACAGCCCATCTATAGGTTGTGTAGGTTTTTAATACATTCTTCATGTCTATCCTTCTAGATCTCCACGAAGAGGCTTTCTTTTTCTGTTTATCTATATAAGCATCCTCTTTAGCTTTAATGTCACAGGGTAATAAGTCTTGCAAGAGATTGTATGCATAGTCTACACACGGTTTATATCTGTCTAATAGTCTATACAGCTCTCTTTCTAGCTTATTCTCTCTGAAATCTGTTAAATACAGGTCTACTTTTTGTAGATCATCTAATCTCTCTCTGTACTCCTCCAGACTAGGCTGCCTATATTGATTATACCACGTTGGATGATCTCTGGCTAGTTCTAAGCATTTGATTTTGAATTCATGGTATAGTATCTCAAAGTCATCATCTGTTTGACCTATTTTGATCGAAGGAGCACCATAAAAGGTTACGTTCTTCATGTAATTTATCTTCAATCTTTGTAGGGTGGATATATGAGTTCGTTACTAGTATATATACATATTTAACGCGTGTGCGCGCGTATATGTATATTATAAATATAATATATATAGTTTAATATAGTATATATGCATATATATGCATATCTTACTATTACTACTATTACTATCCCTAATATACTACGTATATTTGTCCCTTCCTCTTCCCTCTCTTCCTCTCTTAACGCCCAGGATAGTACGGTACTTAAGCTTAGATGCCCCCCCCATTGCAGTATACCTTGTTTTCTTTGATTTAAGGCCTTATTGTATCATGGTGGATAAGTTGTGCCGGTGAATATGGGTGATGCGCTTAAATCGCAGAAAAAGGGCCTTAAATTGGATGTTACGAGAATAGGTTATACAATGGTGTATGTGAGTGCGCATTACATACTGGAAAATACAGAAAGTTTGTGCGTGGTCGAAACTATCTGCGAAACGGGCCCGGTGGGTAAGTGGATTGGGAAGTCCCTCCGGGGGTCCAACAGTACACAGCCTTGTGTACCAACTTGGACTCACTCAGAGACTAACTAATTACTTTGCACTGATTTGTGCCTTATTGGCTGTCGTATCAGACCAGGACTGGTGCTGATCGCACAGAAATGAGGTGCAAAACCAGAGCCACATTCCTCAGTGAAGAATAGTAGCTGAGAAGGAGACTGTCGTCTCAGATTGCTATGCCACGCAGTCTAAAGACTAGGCATAATGACCGAAAGCCTATAGTAACGAGGTCAAGGAGACTACTCGTCTCGACGTTTAGAGTCTATGCGGTAATTCCGAGTAGCTGCATAGTATTTAACAGCTCGGTAGATAGCACAGAGGCTGTGGTGTGCCATGCGAAAGCATGTAATGGCAGTTAGCTTATGAAATTCTTCGATGAATTTAATGGCATAGTGAGTATCAACGGAAAGCAATTTCTGAAGGGAATTGCATTCTCAACAGTGAACGAATTCTGGGGATTGGTGAGTAGAGTTAGCTCTGGAAATGAGCCATTAATGATAGATGGAGTGCAATTCAAGCACCTCACCATATTCACTTATACTGTTGAGGAAATTGGCGTCATGAGGAAAATATTCCCTAATGACCCTGCATTCTGGCCAGAGAACGAGTGTAGGGGCGTACACTTTGATGTGTCTATAGACGTGGATGGAAGCAAATCTGTTCGCTTCCATGATGGAGGTGATGGATATTGTGGATATCTGACTGACACAGTCTACTCAGACGGCGAGTCTGGTACGTGGTGGAATCAGTTTGTGTGGGTACCAAACTCTGTATCAGAAGACGAACTAATACAGAGAATTGTAGATGCATATTAACCAACAAAAATGGCAAAACAATGAAAAAGAGTGTCATGAGAAACATAGTGCTGGCGATAGCTGTGATATCAGCTTGGTGCGCTGGCGCTATGGCTGCTTATGCAGCGCTCCACCACGACGGTTTTATGATCGCCGTATCATTGCTGTATGTTTGTGGCGCTATATGCGCAGCATTTGCAGCAAAGGAGTGCAAGTAACAGCAAACTGAGCTAAGACTCCGAGGTGGCGCTTGGGAACAGAATAGCCATTTTTATTAGCATTTAACAGGTGTGCCAGATACCAAAATAAGTCCCAAGGGCATGGGCAAATTAAATGGCAGTAGCCAAGTTTAGATTCGTTCCAGCAAAAAGCAGAATTGTGGTGCATGGAGACCTTGAGGTTCCTGCGCACTTCATAAAAGAAGTGAACGATAGATTCGATGATGGGTCTATCAAGACACATATACTGCAGATAACACCTGCTGGTGTTCGTGCTGGATTGACAAACGTAATCTATGCTCTTGCGAAGAACGAGGGTGTTAGATTTAAGGTTGACGTTAGGGAGGATGAAGGCGTCTTTATCATAGATGCAGCCATATCATCAGAGAATGATGCTGCAAGAACAGTTGTAATCGGACGTATTACATCCGAGGAAGCGCCAGCGACATACGAGAAGTTGTAATATTCATTTACTAGAAGTTGCGCACGACACGGATTAAGTGTATACTATTATGAAAACACTTAGCTTTGTAAAAGGGATGATAGCTGGAGCTATTATTGCCTATGTTATTGCCAAGATCGCTAACATTAGCTACGCTGAGAATGAAAAGGCTATAAGAAATAGCCTTGGTGATGCTGCAGATTTCGCAGCATATTATCATGACTCGGGTGACGAGTCAGCCATGGACAGTTGCTTAAGCAAGAGGAAGCAGGCGTACGATCTAGGATATCATGGCTGGTATTAATGTTTTATTGAGAGGTATGCAATTTAGCATATCTCTCTTTTTTATGTACCCTACTATCATCTCTTTTCATGTACCCTACTATCACTTGACGAACGTTAAGTATTAATTTTAAATTTTTCAAAAAAATGGCAAACTTAGAGAAAAATTACAAACTTAGAGGGGGAGACCTCGAAGTTAAGGTATCAAGCGTAAACGCTACGCTTTGTGAAGTTGGTGACGAGAAAAAGGTCGAGGGTAAGCGCACCAAGTGCGTTACTCTGTACTACGTATCGCCAGAACTCGAGAAATCTTACGGTAAAACAATTTACGAGGAGGACAACAAGAAGTTCTACACTGCAGCTGTCCATGCCCTCAATTTAGACCGTAGTATTCGTGAGGAAAAGACCAATGGTCTTGACACCGAATACCTCGAGGAGGTGAGACCTATCGTAGAAGCTCTTCAGCAGGCTAAGTTCTATGTACACGACATTACGTTCGGAAACGGAATTAAGTTCTGTCGCTACAAAGACATCCTCACTAAAGATGAGGCAAATAAGAAGAGTACACTTAGCGTATCTGAGCTGAAAACCATACCTTTTGATATGTTGGACAGAGAGAGTCCAACAGGTATCAGAACCATAAACCAGGTCGCTGCAAAAACGACGTACAAAATGGTTGATTCGAAGCTGATAGACGAGGACAAAATCCTCGGTGAGGTAAAAAGGTTTGGAGCTCTTCTTGAGGACGCTAAGATTGAAGAGCTGAACAAGTCGCTCGAAGCGTAAGTGATAACCAGAGCCCTCCGTTGTGGGGGCTTTGGTTTTAACATCAAAACTATCACGGCAAATATTTACATTTTTAAATTAGTAATCAACTTTTAAGAATTTAAGGCATAAAAGCATAAAAATGTTGTGATTTTTAGGTGGAAATGGAGGGAAGACCCCCCCCTTCAACCAAAAGCGCATAATTCAAACTATCTAATAAAAAGATGAGCATAAACTCATAATACAAAATACGAACCGAATGGGTTTGTATTTACAATTGGCTCTTTAGAGCAACTCCTCGTCAACTCTGCATAACAGAAGTACGAGCACTCCGAACTTGCAATTTATGACGGCCTATAAATCCGAGAGCGAAAAGCGAAGCAAGTCAGAGGTTTTAATCGTAATGAAAGTTACGTTCCACCATTGTCAGTAGGGGTGTGTGGGTAATCGGCTAAAGGAACTGTCTGTATGAATGCGTGACGAACATTTATGCACAACGATATGTCTGGCGGCTCGGAAAGACGAGCTTTTTTATTAAATTTAAACATTCACAAAAATAATACCAAAATGAAAACATTAAGAATCAAAACCGTAATAGCACTGTGCGCGATAGTGCTGTTATGCTACATGTCATTATTCGCGCCAGAGATGTATTTCTGGATCTCTACAGGCATAACATTGCCAACATTCATGGTATGTGCACTCCTCAACCAGAAAGAGGATGGTATCACACAGCCATTCGACAAGATGGCCAGACTCTTTATGGGGTTGGCAGCCACGTTGTTCTGCTGCCTAATTGCAACGCTATTAACATTTATAATCATAGCAGCAATATGCGGATACGTCCTACCAGATACAACAATGTATCTATTTATGGCCGATGCGACGTGTTTCGCAATAGGCTTGTTCATGGCATTCATACATATGGAAATTGAACGTCATGAGGACTTAGACGAAGAGGACAAAGACAAATTATAATCAAAACAATCACAAACAAAAACAGTAAACAGATGGTAGAGATGGAACAGATCGGTGCTGGTGTAAGCACCAAATTAGTAATCCCAGATCAAAACAGATTTGTTCTGATAGTGTCAATATGCCTTTCGGTAAGAAAGGAGATATTCGATCTCTATTGGAAAAAGTTATCAATGAAGCCAGGCTTTCTGGCACAGTTGCAAATCACAAATGTCTTCGCAAAGACATCGAAGAATAAGAGAAATCATTATCTTCAGGTTGTGTATCGTAGGGAAGAGTCATCAACGCTTCCAATTAGCTACATACAATTCTACGTTGACAGATGCAAACGTAGAACATATGAGACATTCAAGTATCTCCTCGAAGAGGAGTACAAAATGCAATTGCCAGAACAAGTACACATAGAACCATTAGAGCCATGACAAGAATAGTAACATTCATTCTAATCATAGCTTGCATATGTGTAGGCTATGCGTTTGGCATATACAAGAGCCATCAAGAATTCGAGAAACCAAAGGCAGATACAATATACTTGGAGATGCCATTGGATAAATACTATGACGAAGAACCATATGTCTTAAGGGACAGCAACTTCGCCATAATATGCTTAATTCAAGATGGCATTGAGTATTGGCCTAACCAAAAACACACAAACACAAGGACGCACACCAAGCGCCCAGTAATCAACAAATAGTTAAACCATGAAAAGAACGGTACAAAGCCCATTTTCCTTAAAAAAAGAAGCATGGAAGAATGGGGCAAAACTCAAGACACGCGATGGTAAAGACGCCAGAATATTGGCGACAGATATAAAGGGCCCTAGACCTATTGCCGCTGCGTTATACTACGAGGAAGATGACGAAGAGCTCGTGTATTACTACACAGAGGATGGCTTTTTTAAAAGCCGCCAAGAAGAGTCGCATCTTGATCTCGTGATTGTAGAGGAAAAGGAAGAATTACCAAATTGGGAAGAAGTGATAAATGAGCTACGTAAAACTTCAACAATGTCAAAGGGTTTTCTCTTCGGCTCACTCACAGAGTCTGAAGAATTTGAGGCATTTTATAAACTCATTCAGCTTCGTAAGGCGTGGATTGGAGACTGGAATCCAAAACCAAAAAACGAAACCCAGCTCTCTCTGTGTGTAATCGTAAATATCGATAATGAGATTGTAGCACGCAACAATTGGAATACTTATAGGATTCTCTCATTCCCAACTATAGAAATGAGAGATGAGTTCCTCAAGAGATTCGAAGACCTAATCCAAAAGGCGAAGGATCTTATATAAATACAAAGTAATCAACAAATAAAACAGCAAACAGTATGATAGAAATTAAGTTTAACAGACAAACAAAGGAGCCAGTATGGTTCCTTGAGAGAAATAATAAGATCGTATCCTTTGACTCAGAAGGAGGATGCGAGGAGTTGGAGATGCCGTCAGGAGAGACGTGGAAAGACATTCTCGTGCCATGCAGTGAGAAGAAATTCCCATGTCAAGACTATCTGGACGTGACAAATCCTGAAAAGGAGATCGTCGAGCTTATGCTCGAGGAAATCGGATTCGACATGGAGAAATTCATGCCAACCATTAAGATTGACACTGTGTCAGTAACGGCTCAATCAGTCACATCTCCAACAGGTGGCAAGTACATCGAGTTCAGTGCAAAGCTTCCACGCACAGCGTTGCATTCATTTGTGACTATGTGTAACTGGATTATGATCCAGATAGAGAATGAATTGTCAAATTAGTAATCAACAAACAAAGTAATCAACAAATGGAAGTAAGAATTAACGGAGTAAAATACCTCAAGGTATTCTCAACAAAGAAGCCTGTAAGACGTCATTTTACAATTGAAAATGGCGTAGAGAAAACATTGTAGAACAAAAAATATGGGTCTGCACAGCAATGTGCAGGCCTGTATTATTCAATAAAACCATCACGAAAGTAATCAACAAACGATGAAGGAACCAAAATTTTTATTTCGCGAAGCATTTGTGCTCGCAAGGAGAAGCAAAAACGAAAAAAGAAGAAGATGTAAAATCGTTTTCACAGGAGAAAAATTAGCAACAGTGCAAGAGTTTGGAACCGGCATAAGATTTCTAACAGAAGTAGAAGATATTCGACCAGCAAAGATAACGTTAAAAAGCGTAAAAATCCTTGGTCTGGAAGAAGTAAAATGCTCAAATTTCAAAAGATACCATTGCAATCCAGAAAAGGCATGTTTCAGCATAAAGTCAGGTACAAGGCTCATACTGAATGCGGAGATGGCACCAGAAGGACCAATGTGGCACGTAATTGCAAATAATATCGATGCAACTAAAGTGAACTACATGCACGAAGTGCAACTGGTAATAATAAAACTAAACAGACAATGAAAAGAGAAGAGCTATTTGAAGGTGCAATAGTCTTAGCTAAAAGCTGTGTCTACGACAGGAGATCGAGATGGAAGGTCTTAGAAGTGAGAGATACAATTGTAAAGGTGAAAAAAGACAATATCTCTATGTATACAGGCTTCAAGCACCTAAGACCAGCAAGTATAACACCAAAAGCGCTAATGGAATTAGGCTTCGAGAAAAAACAAACACCCTGTATTATGTATGGCAAAAGGGAGTCAGACAAAGGAGCCTCCTTCTGCTACCAGTATGTACACAAGGGGCCAGAAGATGTCAGAATAGCGCTAAAAGGAGAGTGTAAACTTTGGCATCAAAACGTGGTGTTTTACGACCTATGCAATATCAGCAAGGTAGAAAAGGTGTCGTATATCCACGAAGTTCAAAAAATCTTAAGTAATCAACAATCATGATAAAACCAATAGAACTATTTCCTGGAGCACTGGTACAATCCAAGCAATATGGAATCATGAAGGTGATTGCAGTTGGATACGAAAAGATAGTGGCAGAAAGCAAATACTTCTACGAGGAAGAATTTTTCCTTGAGGAAATAAAACCAATCCGACTAACACCAAAGATGGCGAAAAAACTAGGCTTCAGAAGAAAAACGGAGTCATCGCACGAATGGGAGTATTATAAGAGAGGTAACACGGAGATTTGGTTCCATAAGGGAAGGGCAAACACCGTGTGGTACAATGAAAGGCTGCTACTACCAGTAGAGGTACCAACAGTACACCAATTGCAAAGGATACTTGCAGAGAAAACCAGAGCAAGAATAGATTTCAGTAAACTAATTAAATAACCTTTTCATATGAAAGAGTATATATGCGTGCTTCCTAACGCGCCAAAGGATAAATTCCTTATGTCTGAACTCGCAGAAATGGGGTATACCAAAGCGGATGTAGAATGTGACGGAGATGACTTGGTCACCTACCCAAGCACGGAAGATACTCTATTATGCAAAGGGCATTTCTACAAAACCAACATAGATCAAACAAAGCTACAACAGTACATAAACGAAATAGGAGGACGAGTATGTTATAAAGACGGCAAGACGGTAGTAATAGCTAAGGATATTGACACATTCTTAGCTGTAGCAGCAAAGTCTACACTAATAGACTATGGTAAGTGGTTTATAGAACAGGTGCCAACAATGGACCCAGTAACAGGACTATGGAAACGCAAAGACTATGGAAAATGGTTTAGATGCGAAACTAGAGTCTTAAATCCGGTCACAAGTATTCACCATAAGGAAGCAAGAGAAGCCACGTTAATCGAAATACTGCAAAAGTGTTTCAAAAACAAGTAACAAAATGAGACAAATTCTCGAAAAGTTGGATGCTATGATAATGGCATCAACAAAGAAGGAACCAGATTCACTAGATTTGAATCTCCTCAAGATGTTAAAAACAAATCTAGTAAAAAATCAGAAAGAGGAGAAGCCGGAGTCAGAGCAAGCAGTCTTGCGTAAAATGATGAAAGCAAACCAAAAAGCGGCAGATGAATACCGCAAGGCAGGTAGAGAAGACCTTGCAGAAAAAGAATTACAGGAACTTTCAACACTAAAGACAAGCTTTTGTGAGCCAGAAGTAACAGAAACACAGATCAAGACAGTTGTTGATAAGTGCCTGCAGAAGGGAATGAAATTGGGTGACATCATGATATGCATTAAGAAAGAACTTCCTGATGCAAACATGGGCCAAGCGTTCCAGATAGTAAAAAACACAAAAATATAACAAACTATGGCAAAGAAATTGATTAGAACATACGCCTCATTGCAGGCGGCAGCAGAAAATGCAGCAAAGAAAGGAGATGAAGCTTCATTGAACATCTTCCAGAAGGCAGCAGCAAAGATTAAGGAGCTTGCAACAACCTCACCAAAGGAGCAGCTTCTCTTACCATTTACACCAAATGCCTCAAAAGCTAAGGTGTTCAGGGAAGAGCTTGTTGACCCACTGTCTACAGAGAGAAAGGTCTTTAAAGAGGCCTCAGATAAACTCTGTGGAATTTTGGGTAACAATCCATCCTCAAATATGCGAGATGCAATTGAGGAGTTCTGCATCATGACAGGCTCAGCATCACCAAGAGAGATGTTGAACATGATGTTCAGAAACGGTGAGCAGAGTAAGCTTAAGAAGTTGAAGCATTATCTCGACTTCATTGCAAACATGGCACATGGTTCAACACCAGTTATGCCAATTGCAATGATTGAGAAGAACTACATCCCATATTTCATGGGAGCAGATATCACCGAGTTTGCAATGAGAATGAACGAAGAGAACACAATCTCAGCAAATTCAGGACGTCTGCGTTCATACTTCGATGAGATGAGCACAATCGAGGCTGCAAAGAAAGACATCATCAGAAACATCAATCTGGGCATATTGCCACAGGCAGACGATGATGTAATTCTAAAGCTGTCGATGGCAATCGTACCATCAGAGAGACTAAAATTGATTGAACAATACGAAAAAGAAGGCTATGTTAAGTTTTAACAAAATCAGAAAAATCAAGACTATCATCACAGTAGCGGCAGTGATAGCGATGGTAGTATCTATAGTTACAGACAAAGACATCACAAAAGATCTGAATGTGATGCAGTTTGTAAAGGCTGAAAAGGCGCCAAAGACCGATTGGAAGCCTATTAAGCCTATCGTCATAGACGAACCAGAGAGTGATAATAAAGTTTATGTTCAACCCCCTCTTAAAGAAGCGGAATGTATAGCGCAGGCAGGTACTCCACATCTGGAACCGACTATACAAACGAAGCATAAGAGTACAAGAAAAAAGCAGAAGCGTGTCGCACCTCTGTCTAAGGTAGACACGATCACTGTTGCAGATGTAATATCGGATACCATAATATCGTCCGATACGACTGAGGCCGAGTCAAGTGCAACCCCAGTCATATCTGTAGATGATGTAACCGCGAATACTGCAGTTGCACACATCAGTGGAATCCAGACGGAGCAAGGTTTTGTTTCAGATGGAGTAACTTCCACAAATGATAGCATCATAATTATTACAGCCACAGAATTCAATAAGGCAATCAATGATGCTTATCAAGCTGGAGCCAACTATGGCTACAATGAGGCAATGCAAGAAACTGGAGGTGAATTAAAAACACCAGAAAGTTTCCCGGGAGAGCGAGATATGCCCGCGATGACATTCACTACAAGTGAATCGAGCGACTGAGCCGCCATGACCCCGTAAGATGCAAAGATTAAACAAATTTAAGGCAAATCGAGCCAATCAGGAACGCATGAAGTAAATCCCAGAAACATGCATGGAGTCCTCGTGTACCAGAAACACGATAGTTCGAGACGCGAACAGTCTCACTAGGCGTAGTCTTTGACTACGTACGCTGAAAACCAGCTAAATCAAAACGTATCCGGGGATCGTATGTCCCATTATATATTAACAAAAGTATCAAACCATGACAAACATTATTCTAATATTCATCCTTTGGGTGATAGCAATGATGGTTGTCGATATGTTCGCAGCAAGCGCACAGAGTGGGTCCAAACCATTAGGTGTCTCTAACAAAGAGGTAACAAGCACGATAAGCAGTTGTAAGCCTAAGTGCAAGGTTATACCGCTGACTACGAAACATCGCAACCCAGTAAGTAATAAAACTATAGCGAAGAACTTGGTTCGACGACATCTATGCAGAGGTAGTTGTAAAGATGGTCCGTAAGAAAAGTTCAGATCTATAGTAATAGAAACGCTTGAAAACCGTATTCTTAGATAGTGCAAATCTATCGCAACCTTGAGTTCCACAAAGGCTACTCATATCCTACTGTATCATTTCCAACTGGTGGAGTGGAAAATGCCCGCAAGCACACTCGTAATACCCATTTTGGTAGGCAATAGGAGACCAGCAGAGCAAACTGCTCCAAAGAACCACAAACAACTAGGAAATAAGCAAACTCTGCCTTAAAGAGTATAGCTATCTGTCTGATATACAGATGAATGAAAAAACATGAGATTACTATCACATGGTATGGATAGTAGTCAATAATGTAGCGTGAGAACCGACTGGTGACGCAATTGGTATCCGAGTTCGAATCTCGGTTCCCTTTATGGGAGTGGCGGAATTGGCATACGCGCAGCAAAACTGTACCAAAAGGTTGCAAACTAGACCAAAGTTAGTAAGCTATTCAAAATCAAACCACAAAGTCAACAGTAAATTGGCTCCCTTTAGTTATCCAGGGGTGTAGTGGATGCCAAAGTCTAGGATATCGCCAAGGGAACACAGCCCCGCTAATAGGCAAAATTTGTCGTGTAACAGCGTGTTTAATACAATGACATACAACCATACCAGAAGCAAAGCAGATACGCTTAAATCGAGCGTAATGGGTGGGAATCCCATTGAAATAACTAATGCACATAAGTAGCATACAGCCAAACGCATAGGCAGTTGATGCGATTCTCAGTTGAATGGGATGTGGAGTAGAGCTATAATATCACACGTGGGTGCTTGACACGTAGTTGATCTCTAGAAAATATAGCTAAGCCTCAAAACGGGCACAGAAAACGTTAAGAGTAACACAGATAACGGGTGGTTCCTGTAACTAAACAACCAAACGTCCATGAGGGACACCAACTAAACCAAATTATTAACCAAATTCATAACATAAAAACAGAAAATATATGAGCACAAACGTAGCAAAGAGACTGGCAATATCAGACTCACTTTACACAGTAAAGACAAAGCCAGCAAAGGCATTCGAGGTTAAGATGAACCAGAACGTAATATCAATTGCAAAAGTAAAGAAACTTTCGGCAACTACAATCAACGGACAGCCTGTGGTAACCGCATTCTGGGGTAACGCAGACGACGAGAAGCAGACATTCCCAATGGACCGCAAGTTCAACGAGTCTGTTCCGGGAGTAGATCCTGTATACACAGACCCTAAGCAGTTCAAGGAGGTTTACAAGGCCTTGGTTGAGTCTGAGCTTCAGGAGCTCGAGCAGGTAGAAATTGCGATTAAAAAGCGCAGAGCTGAAATCGAGGATCAGATGAGAAGCCTCGACGCAATCATCAATAGCGGTGACTAATCATGAGACAGATAACAAATGAGTCAAAACAGCGACTTCATTTGCTTTGTTCACAGTATGGAGTCGCAAGCAATATACGAGAGGTAAGCGAGGACGGAAGTATCCTTACAAATGATGTTACAGAGTCAAAGTTCCTAGGCTTGGTTAAGTCGTACAAGAGAATCGACTTCTTTGACGCAGTAACAACAATTGGAAACAGGATTCTTTCACAGTCTTCAGGGGATGACCAGGTCTCTAAGACCAAGAAATCCATAGTAGAAGGTTGTTTGAAGGGAATTGCTTCAGATGACCCTAACCGAGTAATCTGCAAACTAATGTCTGCAAGTACCCTTATAGAACTCCCTAAGGAAGAGAAGAAGGGTCCATCCGAGGAGGAAAAGAAAGCCGCCGAGGAGAAGAAGAAGCAGCAGGAGGCAGAGAAACAGAAGAAGGCCGAGGAGCAGAAAAAGCAACAGGAAGAGGCCAAGAAGAAGAAAGAAGAGGAGCAGAAGGCTAAACAGCAACAAGCTCAACAGAATGGAAACAACAAAGAGTTGGTTCCAGTATATAGAGTCGTTCAAGAGAACGGCGAAACAATTCGCGAGGTGGAGAAAATTCCTATGAATGACTTCATGGAGCTCGTGAAAGCAAACCTTAAGGCGGGTAAAAGCATAGAATTTACATAACAGATGAAAATAGTAGTAGAACCATCAGTCCTCAATACCCCAGCGGGTGTTGAGAGGCTGACGGCTCTCTGCATGTTAGCAGTGAGCTGGGAGAACAGAAAGTTAGTGAGTGATATCAATTACTTCGTTAAGAAGAGGAGTAATGAGGTAGCAATCTTGGATTTCAGCGATTGCTCATCAGATCTGACATATGTACCTAGAGGTATATATTACAGAAACATACCATCAATCAACGATGTAATTACAGTAAATAACAGTACAATACGACTTGTGCAGCCTCTTGGAGGATGTGTGACAATGGAAGTACCAGAAAGATACGCCCCAATCCTCTACCGTAATAGGCAGAGTGTAGCAGACATTCTTCTCGCAAAGGTACTAGAAAAGTTACAGACCCCAAGCGACATCGACAGGGTTGCAGAAGCTATTGTCAAGGCTATAGATGCTCCAAAGACAGGTACAGAACCTGCCAAGAAAGATGAGCCATTTAAGCCTAGGTTTTACGCAAAACTTGGATGAGTTACACATACGACGAATTACAGAAGATAAAAACTAAGCTGGAGAAGGATTTCAGCAAGAAAAAGGCTGAGATCCTAAACTCTAGCTTCGGAAGCCTTAGATCAAGAATATTAAAGGCAAGAAACACAATAGAAGACCTAGTCTACGTGAAGGCAAAACTACTTAAATACACGTTAGACAACAACGAAGTGGACACTAAAGGCCACGAAAACATATTCAGATTGGCGTTGTTGATTGACCTAAACAAAACCATTCTGAATGTTCAAACAACGGAGTTCTTTCACCCAACAAAGCCTTCAAGAAGGGCTAAGCTGAATATGATGAAGGAAGTCCAGAGAGAAATTGACCAGATAAAAGAGAAACGAAACGAATTCAACTGTAAAAAGGTTGAGGACGATAAGATAAAAGAAATACTCGACAGATTACACTAGTAAGCCAGTTGGGATGAGCATCCAATTGGTGGGCGAAGTGAACGTGTCGAAGAGGGAAGGATCGGGGTAACGTCCGATGCCAACTTCTGTCGGGTATCAACCTACAGATATGAAAATAGAAGTAGATACGGAGTGGTGCACTCAATACCACTTGACATTAGAACAAGCATTACTGCTTAAAGCCAAACTAAATCCATCAAACAACCTCGAAGAAGTTTTTGTGCTTAACAACAGCAAACTCCAACCTTACGAAATCGCTAGGGTTGAGGATTTGTACAATAAGCTCAAGAACGCTAAGCCAAAATTATCTGACCAATGGGCACAAGAGTTTTGGGATGAATTTCCTAAATACTGTATTGGCCCTGAAGGCAATAAGCGTTACTTGAGACAGGGAGTGTTAAAACGGAAAGCGATTTCCGAGTACAAAAAACTAATTAAAACCGAAGAGCAACACCAGATGGCAATGGAGTATTTGCGACACGACGTAGCACACAGAAAGGAAACAAACTCTCTGATGTGGATAAATTCGATCGTGAAGTACATACAAAATAAGCCCTGGGAATCCGAGGAGCTGAAAGGAGATGTTGATGGATTCATTTTTGGAGGGGATATCGAGTGATGTAAAAATCAAGTCGATAAACGAAGCGGTTGATGAAGCTATAGAATCACTGAAAGAGGAAAACAAAGCCCACTACTACAAGACAGGCATCGAAAAGCTCGATCGTGCCCTTGGAGGAGGGGTTGAGCAGAATCTATTAGTGACCATTGGTGGTATATCCGGTTCCGGCAAGTCCGCAATCGCAAATATCATCGAGACCAATATAGCGGAAAACTACGAAAACGTAGTCGTTCTAAATTTTTCGTTTGAAATGACAGCCAAGTCGCAGGTGTTTAGAAAGCTTTCGTCCAAAATGCTTTGCAACACCTCGCAGTTGCGGGAACAGCTTGCACACAGTCAGAACGCACTCGGAGATGTGTCCGATGCACGAATGGCGGTGAACCCAATAGAGGAAATCCGGAGTAGGCAAGTGTTCTACGTCGAAGAGGCGATCAATGTTAAACAGCTGTGTGACATTGTTTCTGAGTTTCAAAGAAAATGCTTTGAGGAAAAGAAATGGCTTGTAGTATTTGTGGATCACGCGCTGCTGATTGATGGAAAATCATCGGACGAAAGGACGAATGTTGCTGATCTCGAAAAAGCCTTAATAAGGCTGAAAAAGGTAGGTAGAACCACAATCTTCCAATTAATGCAGCTCAATAGAAATATAGAGTCTGCAGAAAGGAGATCAAACAGATTGCTACACTATCCTACGAGATCTGATCTGTCGACAGCAGATGCGGTATACCAGGCATCAGACCAGGTATGGGTAATACATAGACCAGAACTTTTAAACATAAAATCATACGGACCACATGAGATAGATTCTGAAAAGAAGGTATTTCTACATATAATTAAGTTCAGGGAAGGTGAACAAAAGATCCTCATGTTCGAGAACCACCTGGATATTAATCGTATGGAACTTCCTAGTCAGCCTGAGAAGGCTGGCCAGGAACAAACTTATTCATAGCAAACAAAACCAAAGAATACCAAATACAAGTATTGACCGTAAAATCTACACGAACTTAATTGTAAATATATATATTTATGGCAAACTGTATTATGGTGCTCGGTAAAACGGGCTCAGGCAAGTCCTACAGTATCAGGAATCTAGACCCAGCGAAGACAGTAGTCATCTCTGTTTTGGATAAACCAATGCTGTGGAACAAAGACAAACGTTATTCAAAAGACAACAAGAACCTATTTAGTTGTTCTGATTACCTGTCTGTAATATCGCTTATCGCAAACATCTCCGAGAAGGCGGAGAACATTAAAAACATCATAATTGATGACATGATCTACGTCATGACTAAAGAGTTCTTTAAGCGAGCAAAAGAGACGGGATACGGAAAGTATACAGAATTTGGTATGCACTTCCAGCAAGTAATCGAGGCTTGTGAGAAAGCAAGAGACGATATGAATATCTTCTTCATGCTTCATGCAGAAGAGGTGTTCTCGGACAAAATCCATGTAGGATATAAGGCTAGAACCATTGGTCAGTTGGTAGATAGCTCATACAATCCAATGGAGGTTGTCACGATATTGCTCTTTGCTGACAAAAAGTACGATGAAAACGGAAAGGCGCAGTACGGGTTCTATACACACAACTTTATGAGGGGATCTGTTGAAATCCCAGCTAAGTCTGGAGATCTATTTGAAGACGATTGGATTCCTAATGACCTGAATCTGGTTGTTGAAGCGTTAAGTAAATAAGAGATGTTGAACTTTTAAATTGATGAAATATGTTATTTAATTCCGAAAACAAAGCTATTGAAAAGAACGACGTTAACTTCTTCGAAGCAGGTATCATTGAAGACGTAAAGCTCGAGGGAGCTGAGCTCAAGACGACACCTACAGGAAAGAGGTTGATAGAGGTTACATTTACAAAGGGAGGAGCTAAGCTCGTCTCAAGTGAGTGGGAACCAGAGAAGAGAGAGACAGACACACAGGAAGACTATGAACGTCAGTGTTCAGGCTTCTTGAGCAGACTGCTTGACATTCTCGGCTGCTTCTACCCAGAGGACCAATTGAAGGTTAATGTGGAGACATTCACAGAGCTTGCAAACTGGTTCATCAGCAAGGTACAGATGGCAGACAAAACAAAGCTCGTAAGAGTAAAAGCTGTTTATAACAAGAACGGGTACGTAGTTCTGGCCGGTGGATATAGGTATACATTTATCGAGCCAATGACGATCGCGAAAGACAATTCAAAGATCCGTATCTTGGCAAAAGATGTTATTGTACGTCCTGAGAAGGATGTAGACAGCATAAAGGATCTGAAGAAAGAGTCAACGACAAATTCTGATGACCTGCCTTTTTAGTTCTTAGTTAGATAAAATAAATGGACCAGGGGTTTGCCTTGGTCCATATTTATTAACAAGCAACAAACAGTAAGAAATAAGCCAAACTCTACCAAAGCGCGCTATTGAAATAAGGGTGCATGAAGTATAGATTTGGAAGATTACTGCTATTCCATAGAGATATAGCACGAGAATATGCGAAAGCATATATATGGCAAGCATTATCTGTAAAAATAAGAGATGACTTTCCAGAGATAAACTCAGTGCTAATAACAAAAAACAGCGTAGAAATACGATTTGAAAAAACCAATGGAGTAGTGCTAAAGGACGAAATATTCTTTGAGAAACTAAAAGAAGCAGGGGTAAAAGAGTCATCCGGCTTATCAAAATATAGGGAATTTATATTTGATTTTGACAAGACAATTAAACTTGTAGCTGGAGGAATAAGCTATTCGTGATATGAACGAGATTGAAATATACGAGAGAATTATGGGGCATTCAATAAAACTGTCCCATCTCTACAAATCGCCTTTCAGACCAGAAACGCGACCATCATTATCGTTCTTTAGACACAGAAGTGGGTACATAAAATGGAAGGACTTTGGCTCAGGAGAGCCAGCAGGAAACGTATATGACTTCGTAGGTAAATACATCAACTCTACGAACATTGAGGCTATAAAGATGTTCATCTATGGGTCATCAACGCAAGACAATGCGTATAAGGAGAGGAAAATATACAAACTAACACCAAGAAAGGAAACAAACCTTGAGATAAAAACAAAGAGATGGGAGCAAAGAGAACTAGACTACTGGCTGCAATTCGGGATAGATAAGCAGTCTTTAAAGAAGTTCAATGTGTTTCCTCTACAACACTATT